AAAGGTTGACTTATTGGGTCGCCACCAACTGAAAAATATCCTAATCCGCCATCGAGATTCGCTTTACTACTAAAGATCCCAACACTTCCGTATCCAGTAGGTAGTAGTGTTCCTGCTAAATAAACATTAAGATTTTGTAAAGTTGAAGTATTGGTTTGGCGGAATCCCGAAGCGAACACACCGTTGGAGGCTGTAATCCTCATCATAAATGGTCTTGAGGTGCTAACAGTTCCAAATGGTACATTAAATGTCGTTTGACTTATATAACTATTGTTTTTATATGTATACCCCATTCGGAGTCCACTAAACCACAAATCATCTTGACCAGTTGCTGCATTATTTAATTGATCTACTTGTATGTATTTTGTCGTCCCATCACCAATTAATCCTGTAAATTTATCATAATCGCCAGAAACATAATTAAAATTAACAGCTTGATTCCACGATATAGGGCCAATAACTGAGTAATTAAATCCATTGCCAACAAAAGGCACAAAGATTCCGTTTGTAAAATTCTCTTGACCCATTAGGAAGTATCCGACTCCAATGTGATCCCATAGTGAAGCCCCATTTCCTATTACTGAAGTAGATTTTAGAGATAAAAACGCTGTGTTAAAAGCGGTTTTGTTTGCTAGAGTGATTGTTCCACCTGTCGCCTCAACTCTTGCGAACCAATCGGAAGCATCAGGATCATACGAAGGGCCACTTGGCCCACCGATAAACGGATAATTTACACTAGCCTTCAGAGAGAGGCTTGGCATGGTGCTAGAAAGTGTAAGCAACCACGGAAGTTCCACTTCCTGTAGTGAAGCTAGTAGTGTTGCCGTACAGCACAAACCCGGCAGGGAAAGTAACGCCTGTGACTGTTCCAGTAAGGTTCCCGGCATAAGCTGTGAGCGTTCCGCTAGTTACAAACTGAAGCGCATACCAAGTGCCAGAGCCAGATGCGGTAGAAGCAGGGACAATTTTACCTCCGTTAGTTCCAGAGTTGTGGTCAATTACAGAAATAGATGTAGGTGAATCTCCACCGCCACTTCCAGAACCAACAATGCTATAAAGTGCTTGAAGTGCTAGTTGGTAAAAACTGGACGTTGGGATTGTGGATGGGATTGGGGTAAGAGACATAATATTATAAACTGGTTGTGTAATTTTTAAGCAGTTGAGGTAGCTGAAGCAAGTATTACCTCACTTCAGCTACCGATAACTACTTACCTATTACAGACCAGTCGAGCTAGTCGAGCAAGGAAGCGGATTGCCGCTGAAGGGGCAACGGCGGAACAGAACAGGAACCACGTTCTGCGGACGAATCGGCTGAATCGCGCGCTGAATCTGGTAGATGTGCTGACCGTAATCTCCGTAGAGGTTGCAGTCGTTGTCGCGGAAATAAGTCCACTCCAGTTCGCCCATAGCAAGCTGCGGTGCGAAGCGGAAAGTTCCCTCTCCAACGTAGTTTTCGGGGACGAGACGCTTGAACGAATCGCCAGCGATGACAAAGCCCACCTCGTAAGGAGCGGAGACCCAAGCCGGGTTGCGGCGTTGAGCAAATCCGTTCGTCACGGCAGAGCTAACGATTGGGTTGACAAGGATCAGATTGCCGTTGACATCGAACCCAGTAGCGCGAAGGGGCTGCTGGTCGATGCCAAATGCGAAACCACGATAACCTTGGAACTGATACCCGGCGATGCTGTCCTCACCGAGCTTGAAGCTACCAGCGGTCAGATAGAGGAGGTCTTCCTTAACGTCTGCATCGTTGCGGATGTTTTCGATGGCATCTGCACCAAGCATGACTTGGAAGAACTCGCCATCCTTGCTGGCGAAAGGCTCTGCAAGCATCTCCTCGCGAAGGAAGGTTCCAATGCGATAGAGAGTCTTGAAGTTGAGCGGGGCATCAGGAAGAACCTGTGCGAACTTCGTGTTGATCTGCTGCATGTCCCCGGTCAGGTTCTGCGTGAAGGAACGGGTCGAATTGACCACATACTTCACGCCGGACTGAATGAGGAACTGGTAGCGGATGTCGGCGTTGATGATCTGGAGGATCGTCTTCTCAAGGCTGACTTGAGCCTGAAGATAGCTGCCCTTGAAGGCTGTACGAGCCTGCTTGACGCAGACGCGAGGGCCAGCACCACGGAGGGTCTGAAGGCTGAACTGATACTCCGTCGAGCCGACCTGATCGGGGGTGGCGCCAACTCCGCAAAGGGAGAGGTCATCCACGAACGTGGGAGCGGAGAGCGAAGCGGCAGGAACAGCCATTTCCTCAACGACCGAACGTACAACGTCCGAAACGCTAGGGAGGGTTCCGCCATCAATGGCATTAATATAGGGAGACTTACGGGCCAGCACTTTCGCGATCTGACCAACGATGCGATTAACATCCTTGGAGGCGAAGTTCTGAATCGTAGCCAATGGGATACAGGATTGAGACATAGTGTTTGTTTTGGTTGGTTCCTTGCAGCCATCTCAACCAATTTTGGGAGTGACAACCACAAGGCTGAACGGCAGTCGCGTGCGACTACGATTCGTAATTTGGTTTTGTGTCACTTCCCGGCACGCTGGAAGTTTTTGTTTGCGGCCTGATTTGATAGGTCTTGCGGTTCCTATCAGAACCACCGTCATACGGAGACGGCACACCGAGTTGCGTGAACTATTAAGGATTATTTACACGTTCGTCAATAGTTTTTTTCAAAACAAATTCAATAAATGCTTCAACGGCATTTGCCCGGTCAAAAGTCTGATCCATTTGCGTTCCGATAGAATAGTTGTAGTTCGTGTCCACAAGCCTGCAAATCTCTGTCTTGTGTTCGCTAAAGTTGTTCAACAGCCAATCAGGGAAAAGCACATGATTAGGAGCAGGAGACCCTTTTTGCCACATAGAGAAAGTGCTTTTGTGATCTGGGTTATACCGGGAAGGCCAAATCATTCCCTCATAAAGTTCCCAAGAGGGGATAGTCACGACTGCGTATCCTCCGGGCTTTAGGATCTTCATCCAAGATTTTAGAGCCTCCACTGGGTTGTGCATATGCTCTAGGCATTGCGAAGCATGGACATAATCGAAAGAGTTTGCTGGGAAATACTCATGAATCTTGTTGGCATCTCCATCCTGAACGTCGAACCCAACGACATCAGGAATCTTAATGAGGTCATCCCCGGCTCCAATATCAATGCCCTTCCCGACGAATACTTTTTCCCAAAAAGATTTCTCCTTCCCGGAAAGCCTGCGCTCCATTGCTTTTGATGATTCTTGGCACATATTATGGTTTGTTGGTGATTAGGTCTTGGTATTTGTCGCGGTGAAAAATAACAGCTTCAGAACACAGCATGTCGTTGTCGCGTGGGAATTGATGCGGTTCTGCCCTGCCCCATTTGTCGTAGATTCCATAGCTATGCTGGATCAGATTTGTGAAATGGATTCGGTGTGGTATTTTCAAAAGCATCCACATATCCCATCCTTTGCCATGAAAGTCTCCGTCTATGTCTTTGGGTATGATCTCATTGGTTTTTGGCCCATAAACACCGATTCCGCCAATCAAATCGTGTGGAGGGGTTGCGTTATGCGATAGCATAAACTCCTTTCCTGAAGCTACATACGCAGATTCAATAGTTTTTAGCCATCCAGATTTAATAGGAATTGCGTCTGGCTCTAGCCAAAAGAAAGCCTCGTCAGGAAACATATCAGCGGCCTGCCGCAGAGCGTAATTGTTGCGCTTTGGGTACTCTTTTACAGTTTCATCAGCCGGGATGATTACTACCTCTGTTCCGTCCAGTTGGTTGATATAATCCACAAGGATAGAAACCTCATCCTTTTGACGTTTTGCTGCGACGATTACAGATTTCATTTTGGCAGAGATGCAAAGTCTATGTTTCCGTCCATGCAGTATACTGCTCCGGGATATGGAATAATACTATTGGGGGCAATCTCATAAACCTCCTGAATCAAAGGAACTCGCAGTCCTGCGGCGATCCAGTAGGCACTTGATTGATTTCCAATATACAGCTTGCACCCTGCTATTGCTCTAGCAACTTCTAGGCAATCCTTGGTCGGATAACGGGTGATTTTGCCGAATGATTGAACAAAATCATCATGCTCCTCGTCTGTTCCGATAAATACAGCATCTTTTCCATATTTATCCATGATTTTCTCCCAAGGAAATTTTTCGTTCCTGTACCTGTGCGACCGATTGATAATCACCAATCCCTTTAGGTTGTCGTTAGGTTCTACGCTCAACCAAGGCCCATTTATTTCCATGTGCCCGGTGTTCCTATCCACAACGTGAAGGTATCGTGCCATCGAATCCATGAGAGTTATGTGATCTTGATAGCACTCGCGCCAGTTTGTCGTGTCGTAATCGACGCTGGGGTTTTCAGGGTTCATGGTAGAAGGAATCCCTTGACTATCCAGCAATGGTTTTAATGAATCGTATTTATACCCTGACATTGGCACGCCCCATGAGGCATCTGAAACAATAAGCCGTGTTGCGCCTAGCTTCCGATAGATAGGAATAAATGCTATAATGTCACCAATATGTCCTTGGTGAAGAACAGTTATCTCTCTTGTGAAGGGAGACTTCATTTTTTCATCAGATTCGCCATGATTTCAGACCTAGACGAATCATTTTGCGTCTTCGCGTGAATTACTTGTTTAGCAAATCCTTTAGTTGCAACTCCTATTCCTAGGAGTTTGTGTTCTGGCGCAACTGCATTGTCTTGAATGATGTCTGATCGCGATAGTTTCGTGATGGCTGCTGCGGCGTGTTCCTTTGTCGCGTAAAACAGGAATGCCGGGTCTCCGACAATCAACAGCGTATCCTTTCCTTCTGATTTATCTGCTGTTTCTGGTTTGAATGACTTATTGAACACATCATAGTCACACATCCAGCCACCACCAGCGGCGTGCAAGGCGCACCAACGAGCGAACCTAGCAGTAATCCAATGGAATCTTGTAGTTAGTTCTGGCGGCAGTCCCATAGCACAATTCATCATCCTTTGCTGTAGTTTGTTATAGAGATGACTTCCTTGGGCGTGACTCCTATTCAGCATCACGGGTTCCCATCCATTTTGCTCCCAGCTTGCTTTCCAATGGTTAGCGCAGGCAAATTCCTCTGGTTGGTTGGAAAGAGCAATAGACTCGTAATATGCGTATATTTTCTTCATTCTAGTATGTTTTAGCTCCAACGTGGAAAATAGGGATTCCGAGGTCAATATGAGGTTGATGCCCGGCTTGTTTTGCCCTGATGCAGAACGATACATCTTCCCCTCTTGCGCTATCGAATGGTCGGAAGTAGTCGTACTCGTAATCAGGAACGTCGATTTTTAGGCTATCGCCAAACTTTTCGCGAATGCTTTGGAAAACCTTCCTGTGGATAAGGATAAACCCTGTTCCAATCCAATCCACCGGGACTACAGCATCTTCGTACTGCTTTGCCCGGTTGTATAGAGATGGGTCGCTGCACATCAGCGCACCATCCTCCTGCCTTCCGAAGTAGGCACCGCCAACCAATGTTTTGTTGGCACCAATCAGCCTGTGAATTCCATGCCTTTGCAACTGGTTATCTTGAAGATTCCTAGCTGCCTGCACCCAATACCTCATCCATGCAGGACGACCGATGGACGGGATGATGTCGTCATCAATCATTAGCATCCATTTTGCGTCAGTTTCTAGGAACTTATGGGCGAGCCTGTTCCGAGAATGCTCAATCTTTGCGTCACCAATTGACATATCGAAACGGATCTTGTCCCTGCCAAAATCAAAAGCAAAAGCTACTTGTGTAGCGGCAGTTACAGGATTAGTTGCCTTGTACCAAGGCCAAGCAACAAAAATATCCCTGCCGCCGAACTCGCAACGATAGCTTGGCATCCCATCGCTGTTCCTGCTTTCGGTAATCGGATTATAAAAGCTCTCTTCCGCTTCAGGCAGAGAAATTGATCCTAGGATTTGCGGGTTTGCCTCTTCGCGAAGCAGTTCTGCAACGTCTTCAGGCATTGCTTCTGGTTCTTTTTCGGTTTTGTCTCGCGTGTCCTTAATTGGTTCTAAATCGCGTGTGGAACGCTGTGGAACATCACTTTTTGCTTCATATGAAGCATTTTCTGGATTTAACAGGGGTTCCGGGGTCGATTCTGCGACTGGTTCGCGTTCCTTGACGATTGGATTGCCATCCATTCGTTTCGGTTCTGGAATCGGAGTTGCGAAAGGATTTGCCGACTCAAGGGCACGAGCCGTTCGGTCGGTCATCGGTGTTCTGACCGGGTCTCTTGGTGCCATAATTATGCTCCAGCTTCGTCAAGCCCTAGGTCAATAGCATCAGAGGCATTCATCTTGATCCTACTATTTACATCTGACTTGGCTGGCGAGGGGGATGTTACGTTGGTTTTTGGAATCTTCCCGGCTCCCTTTAGGCGATTATTTTCGTCTGTTAGCCGTTTGATTTGTTCCATGACGCTTGTTCGGTGTGTTTGCTCAAGTCGCAGTTGGTCAGCAAGTTTGTGGCTCAATACTGCGGCGGCAGCTACAGAAGCACGCTCCTGCGCGTTTTGAGGCCACAAGGCAGTGTTGAACTTGTTGTGCAGATCAGAAACCATAGCATTGTGCTGTTGGATCTTTTCGACCTGATCTTGCGTAGCGTTTTGAGGTGCTTGCTGATACCTAGCCCAAGGAATCTCTTTTGTGATATCGTCGATATGCTTTTGAATTCCTTCGCTTTCCTGTTTGTACCAGTTGATGCTTTTATTTTTCCTCTCCTCAAGGATTTGTTCAGCATTTTCAGCAGCGTGAGAAATCTCTTTCTCCTGCTGTTCTTTCAGGTCAGAAATGTCAAGAAGACCACGCTTTAGCTTTTCAGCATCAGTAAGCTGTAGCTTGTCGATTGCGTTGGTCTTCCACCAATTTTGATCTATCTTTTCCGGGCCTCCAGCCTTTTCGATGCTTTCAATCAGTTCATCGCTTGCCCCGTTTTTTCGCATAACGGAGTAGATACTCTGCTTTGCGTTTTCAAGCGGTTCCTCGTACTTGCTCTTGAAAGACGGGTCATTCTTAATGTCGAAGATTGCCCGGAATTTCTTAAGCTCGTCGTAGTCCTCCGGGGTTGAAGCAGGCTTGGTTTCAGCTTCGGCTAGTCGTTGGCGGAGGATTTCGGCTTCTTCGGCTTGCTTTTTGTAGTGCGAGGCTGTTTCTTGGAGTTTCCGCCAGTTGTTTTGGTTTTTCTCCGAGAGGTTCCGGGGTTGCTCAATTTGTGCGATTTCGGGGTCGATTTCTGGTCGCTGGTCGGCAGTTCCCTGACCGTAATTTTGGCCGGGTAGAACCTGATTTTGAGGATCAGGCTCACCATAGGAATTGCCAGTTTGTCCTGCCACTTCATCGGCAGGAGGTGATACAGGTTCAGCAGAATGTTGGTTATCAGTGTCTTCATTGTTTGTTATGGGTTCGGGTTGTGTTTGTTGCTCTGCTTCATCTAGCAGGGAATCTAAATGAGAGTGCAGATCCGAGGTAACAGGATCTGCGTCTAGTCGCTCTGCTCCCCCATCGGGGTTAGCGGCTGTGATTTCAGGCACTTCGTTGTCGATGTCGTTTTCCATAACTCTTATTACATTGATGTGAACGATGCCGACGAAGCATCATCCTCTTTGTTTACGTCTGTGATTATTTCTTCCAACCTTGAAATTATATCTTCAGCCCCTTGTTTGTATGCGGCTGAAAGGGCATACGCTTCAATATCGTCGCCTTCTGCCCGGTGAATGCAACTGCGTAGGAAAGAGATTAATTTTCCTCCTGTTTGGGTATTGTATTGGCGGAAACGCGAAGAGTCAGATTTTTCCCAATTCATAATTTATTTTTTATTTGAATTATTTGTAAGCGGTCATTTTGCCGCTTTTTTGTGTTGTGTCAATTAATATTAAAGACCTTCATCAATTGCATTCATTGACCTATCGGTTTCGCGAATCTTCTTGCCGAATGCGTTCTTCAGGTCGTTGTATGTACCAACCATTTCTTTCTTCAGTTCTCCCTGTGATACTGCGCCCTGATCGGACATCCCTTGATTTTGGATGCGTTGTGCGTTTTGTTCTTCTGTAAGGTTTTGAGGAATTGAAGCCTGTTGAGGTAGGTTTGTGCCGCCCATATTGGTGTTTTGTTTTTTTTGTTTGTGTTTTTTGGTGAATACTTATGCGGCAGTAGGTGGTTTTGCCGGGTGAGATACGCTTTGAACAACACCGCTTTGGCCTCCCATATTCATGAACGAATCGGGCTGTTGTCCGGGAGCAGGAGCAGGCTGACTAGGTGCTTGCCTGCCACCTCCTGAAGGAGATGCTGCCGCAGGAGCAAGCTCTGGCGGAGGAGGAACATTCTGCCCTGCCGTGATGTGTGTAACTGCCTGCTTATACAGATCCCTAAACTTGGCAACCTCTTCCTTGTTTGCTCCTTTGGCTTCTGCTTGCGCGATGTGACCAGCGAAATGCTTCATCGCTTCGATTAGCGGTGCAACTCCTTCGGGTGGCAACGATCCGTTGGGGATGCTCTGGAAGACAGGCATTAGCTTCTGCGCCATCGTGGACAAGTGAACAACATCATTGTCGCGAGGAGACACAGGAACTTCCTGCCCGGCGATGATTGCTTGAAGCTCCAGCACCTGTTGCCGGGTAGCCTCAATCGCAATAGCCTCGATCTGATCCTTCGGAAGAATTACAGATTTCGCAATAGTGTCTCCCATCTTCTTGCTCCAATCCAGACGCATCAGTTCGTCCTGATTGACGTTCGGGTTTCCTGAGTACCGCTGGATCAGCGAATCCAGAATCATTACGTCCTGTTGAGCGGTGTCTTGGGTGAGTTGAGCAGCCGGGCTGTATGCCATGAGCATGATGTCGGATGGCGGAATATTCTGCTCAATCATAGACAGACAGCATGAGATTGCGTCCTCGTCCAAGTGAGGAGGAACTTCAAACGGAACTAGGAATGTCGGGAGTTCCATGAAGGATCTATCGAAAGCGCCCACCACTTCACGCTTTGCCCAAACGGCATCGGGAATCTGTTGGCGTTTGATGTCCAGCAGAGTTTTGAGTTCAGCCGCAGCTTTGACATGTTCCGGGTGACAGATCCCACGTTGCATGCGTTCGACTGCTTTAGAAAATTGCCTGCTAAAACGCATCAGCACTCCTTCGCGAAGCTGGTTTTCAATAGCAGCAACACGATTAACTTCTGAAGCGGTTTTCCTAGACTGTGTTTCTACGGGAGATCCGGGAAGGAATGTTCCAACCTGAATTTCAGCTAGGTTACTGGCAAACTGGTCTAGGCGAAGAAAATCATCTACGTCTGCCGGGACATTCTGCGGAACAACCTCGTATCCTTCCGACACGAAAGCCACAGGATGATGGACAGTCAAAGGAGGCACGCCAACCTTGGCATTCGGGCCTTTCTTCAGCAGGAGAAGTCCTTTCAAATAAGAGTTGTCAATGACCAGATTCCTCGCCTTTTCAATGGCAATGTGGGAGTTGTATAGGTCGCGCCCTGCTCCCCTGCTGGACATCAGGCTTCCTGATCCCACCTCTACCGCAAACAGGGCAATGCACTCGCTCATGTTGTTGTAGCGATCCAGTTGCGTGCAGATTTCTTTTCCAGATTTGTCGTCGAACAAGAATCGGCTGATTTTGCCATGAGGCTCCTTGATAAGAAGCTCTCCTAGCTCAACATATTTCGCATCGTTCTCGTAGCTGGCACCATAGCTTCCTTCGCGAGTCCAATCCTCGTACCTTCTTGCGTCTTCGTCCGCATCAAGCGTCCTCCCGGCAGGAATCGCGTTGTTGATTGATTCCACAAGATTGTTGATATGCCAGCCTGCGGCGGCAGAAATCTCCGGGTCTTCAAGAACAGGAAGGAGATCAGCAATCTGGTATCTGCGCTTCCTCGCCCAAATTGGTGTCTGATCTGCCACTTGAGGTGTTTCGATGCTGAAAAAAGTGTAGTCTTGCCTCAAGAACTCTGGTTTCCAATCGCGCATATCGTCCCAGCATAGAGCGCAATAACCAAAGGTAGTGTTTTCATGGACAACTTGAGCAAGAAGGTCATCAAACCCACTCCACCCACGAACGCATTTTGTAACCGCATCACGAAATACTTTTGTCTTTTGCTCTGCGTCAACGGACTCAATCGGATACTTGGCAAACGTGATCGTTGTGGCCTGCTCGACCACTTGACGGAAAGGAGGCTGAATACGGCTTACCATCGTAGAAAGAAACCCGGTTGGGCGATTGCTGCGCCAGTTTTGCCCCATGCTTTCCAGCTTCTTATTCTGATAGGGTGGCTCCAGATTCAGCTTTTTTTGAATAAGCTGATTCTTTTTGTTGCGCTCTACGTTCTGCTGTTTGAGCCTGCGGTATGCGCTGTGCGCCTGTTCTGTGTCTCTGAATGTTCGCCTGACTTGAAGAGTTTTCGGATTGACTGTTTCTGAATTGCCTGTGCTTGGATCAACTACCTCAAGATCCAGAATCCTTGGTTTGTCGTGCGAATCAGAAATCCTTGCAGACCTATTTGCAAACTCGTCTGTAATGATCGGGTCTAGCGGTTTTAGTATTGTAGCCATATATTAGATATTCATCCAGCAGTTGTCGGGAAGAGAAGAAGACTTGTGAATGTGCTCTTTGTCAAAGAAAATAGCTGTCCTGTTGTCGTGACGCATCAAAGAGCAACCACCAAGTACCTGACTTGATGGCGTGTCTCTGCCCTGCCTGACACTCGCACAAATCCTGTCAGTCGCGTTGACACAGCTATTGCAACCAGACCTCCAGTTTACATTATTAGAGCATCCACGGCACGTTTTTGCGCGTTCTTCGGCAAGTTCATCGTTAACCAAAACGTGTTTCTGGTTGCTGTGCAGAATGTTCTTCGCCCACATCTGAATATCATTCAGCAATTCAGAAGAAGCTGTAGGAGCATTGATAGAAGTGATGGCAACCATGTCAACGCCATGGCAGAAAGTAGGCCAATTCGTGCAAATGAAAGAATTGACATCTCCTTCGATGTCGCCTGCCGGGAGATTGTTTTCTGCGCGATAGGATTCAACTGCTTTGATTAGAGAATCATAGCTATGTCCAGTTATTTTTGCATCACCATCAATGTAATGCCATCCACCGGGGGGAATCATTCCGATAATAGGTTTAGCCATATTTGGTAGGTATGTTATTTAGAATGTTGAAGCAAGTCGATTTTAACAGATTACGGAGCAAATCGTTTGCGAAACGCTCTTTGGCTCGTGATGTTTGAGGCATTCCCGTCCATTTTCTATCAATTTGGGATCTGGATCAGATTTCAAAACTTGAGCTAATTCAAACGAATCGAACACGGAAATGCAGTTAAATCCGTGTTTCATTTCTCCTTGATCGCCAAGTGTCCACTTCCTATTGAGAACCAAAGTTGCCCCAGCGTCCCATGCCTCAAGGAAAGTGTATTGCGATCCAGACCCGTCTTGTTTAATGGCCGACATATCTACTGCAAACTTCGCAGTAGCCGCTAGCTTTGCGCCAGCACCAGATTCTTTAGGGAATTTGCCAAAATATAGCTCTTTCCATCTCGGGAACTGATTGTCTAGTTTGTGGAAAGCATACATTCGGTTCTCTGCGCCGAAGACATGGCAACGCAAATCACTATCAAGCAATAGGTTAGCTCCACAAATCAGGTTAGTGTGCTTATCCCAATCAATTCTTGAGTACGCTACAGCATTCCTGATCTTTTTGGCAACAGGACGAACAGAGCAGTACGGATGAGGGAGATAATGCGCTTTCAGTCCTTTGCTTTCGATTACGGGAATCATGTTCCAGCGAATTCCGAAAATATGTTTAGCCTTCTGGTAGAACGGCATACGTTCTGCTGTCAGTTCCGTGGGATCATGGATTACATATGTGAGTTTGTTGGGAATGCGCTTGAAAAGCTGGCTCGTCTTCTTATCAAGAGCCGTGATTACTTTTGCGCCGGGAAGTTCAGCTACGGCATCGGCGGTGATCTTCTGTGCATAGACATTGCCAGAATACAACTCCTTGATATTACCGAACTTATTACCTACGACGAATAGATGAACATTATTACCCTGCTGTGATAAGCAGTTGAAAAGATGCTCGGTGAAGCTGACCCATCCGCCAAACTTTGGTTCGGCAGCGTAGATGAGATTGATCCTCACGCTGTTGTCTCTGATTTGAGTTTTTCTTTAGCTTGGTCGGAACGCTTTCGCTCGTATTCCGTCCTGCGGTTGCGAAGAATCTCCAGTTCAGTTCCCGGAGTCTCGCAATTCCACATCTGCTGAAGGCTGTAATAGACAATCGTGTATCGCTTTGCGTCCGGGTGAGTCTTCCTGATTGGGGTAACGCCATGAAGAATGCCCTGTCCGTCGAAAAGAGATAGGGATTTGTCGCTGATCTTTAGATGAATGTCGATCTCTGGCATGGCAAGGTATCCACCTTCGATGCCTTTCTTGAACCCGAACATGGCAGAATATACGCCTCGGTAGTTGCCTGCGTCAAAATGGTATAACAGGGGATTGTTATCGTTGATGATGCCGCTAGTGAACATCGTGTCTCCCATGCGGTAGTTGCCGAGAACCTTTTCATCAGTCAGTTGTTGGTGCATAGCTGCCAACTCTGGATTGCCTGTGCGGTAGTATTTAGCCGCAACGGAAGCAGCTTTCATAATTGCTTTATGGTGTTCAGGTGCGTCGCCGGCAAGCGAGGTTGCCCGGCAAGGCGCATTACGAAGAACATTACGGGGAGCGTACCCGAAGATCCTTGAAGTCGTTACAAGACCACTGGTGCGCGTTGACTTGTCATAGCGGATCTTGGTCAAAGCGTCATAGAACGCTGTCAAATCCTCTGGAACCCGGTCGATGTAAATGATCGCCAACTTCCCGTCGATGTAAATGAGCGCATCCTCGGCAACAATTTGAGAGCAATCCTTCTCGTCTGCCCTGCGGAAGCGGTATTGTTTTACGTCAATATCACGCCTTGTTGCGTGTATGATCTTCATGGTTATTCCTGCTTGGAATTGATGTCGTATCCGTTCGACTCAAGAATATGGCTGATTACCTCCGTATTATTGGAGAGGCCAAACTTCTCGGCATAGTCACCCATAGCGTCAACTACCTTGGCATACTCCTCAAGAGGGTAAACTAGGATAATCTGGCGAACGCTTGCGTCCTCAAGATTCCCGGCTTCGTCCTTGGGGGTGCGAGCATTGTCCTCATTGGTGATGGTTTCCATCTCTTGACCAATTTGCGTGAACATCTCTAGCTCTGCGGTGGAGAACCCAAGAATCTCTAGGTCGATCTCCGTCTCCTTCAGGTCAGCCAACTCTAGCTTCAACATCTCCTCGTCCCACCCGGCGTTGAGCGCGATGCGGTTGTCAGCAATGACGTAGGCTCGCTTCTGCGTGTCGGTAAGATGTTCAAGGCGAATGCAAGGAACTTTCTCAAGCTGAAGTTTCTGTGCGGCGAGAACTCTGCCGTGGCCGGCAATAATGTCATTGTCGAACCCGACAAGGACAGGGTTATTGAAACCAAACTCACGGATACTTGCGGCGATCTGCGCAACTTGAGCCTCGTTGTGAGTGCGACTGTTCCTAGCGTAAGGGATCAGTTTATTCAGTTCAATTTGTTCGATTTGAGGAGATTGATTTTTCTTCATATTGATTAGTGCTGGATTTTTAATTCACCTATGAGGGGAATGGCAAGGATTATTTCAAACGCACAGAATGTATTCATGATTCATTTGATGCAGTCAAGATAAACCATGTTGTTGGCGTCAACAAAATGGTGGCAGAGGTTGGAATTGAATCAACTATCTCTCACGTTATGAGCGTGGCGACTTACCGTTTGTCCTCTCTGCTATGAAATTGGCACAGCCCCTCCGAATTGAACGGAGCCAGCAAGATTTGGAGTCTCGCTCGCCAACCTTGGAACATTGGACTGCGTTACAAACCCTACACATCTTTGCAAATATGGCAAGGTTTTGTATAGAAATTTGGCTACCCCTCATGGATTCGAACCATGAATCTCTCCTCCAAAGGGAGATGTGTTACCGTTACACCAAAGGGTATTGCGCTAGTCAGAGAAGTCCACGAATTCCATTCCGTCAACCACGCTCTTAAGTTTCATGTCTGAATTATCCACCTGACGTTTTGTTTCAGTCATGGAGGCTGTTGATCCTGACCTTTGACGCATTAAATATACGAGAATAGACAGGGAATCAAGAGCATCCGGGCTACTGGATCTGGTTCGTTTGCAGTATTCTCCTTTGCTTTCCACCCTGACCATGCCCTTGCCTTTTTGTTTGTAGCGACGAGCAGTTGCTTGCCTGACAAGATCCTCGTTGCGGAAGCCGGGAGAAATCTTCAGGTATTCAAACTCTAGATATTTTGCTAGCCCGAATAGCAGTTCCGTAACTACTCCGTTGTATAGCTCGTTAGCCTTTTGGCTGTCTTCACCTAGGATGTGGGTATCGGAAGCTGCCCATGAATAGTTGATTCCCATGACTTCCGTGCCAAATAAAGTGCAAAGGCTATCGTGAATGCCTGACCCATTGCCTGTGCGGTCAACGGCTAGCCAGTTCGGTGCTATTCTCATCTGCTTGCAGAAGCGTATAATTGCTTGCGTTTGCTCTAGCGTGGCTCGCTTCGGGAATGGCATCTGCGAATCCAGTTGCAGAGCAATCCTAGGTTGCTTGAATTCGTGAAACGTCCCGGCTTGATCAGTCCATCCATCGCATAGGCCAAAGCGTCCGTAGCTACAAAGAACCTGATCGTTGCCTTCAAGAGCCAAATCGAATGCGGCAAGAGGAACAACCGGGCCTACGAAACGAAGCATACCCATAGCGTTATTCATCATGGCCGGGGTGATGATCGACATGGCTTGCCCTTCCTCGGGGAACCAACCTCTCGCCATCGTCATTGCTTCTGCCGTGCGACCACGGGACATATATCCCATGAATCCTTGGTATGTCTGCAATCCTTGGTATACGATCTTGCGCTCAACTACGTTCTCGCACCGGGCAGCGTCTAGGCGAAGAACATGAAAGCCTTCCTTGGATTCCCACTCGAAATCCTCCTCGCAGTCGATTGATGACCAACCATCCCTTGGCTCACAGCGTTGACCGAAATCGCTAGTGCGATCCTTCGGGTTGCTGGCTCCGAAGATTTTGATATGTCCGGGAGAGCCTTCAATATCTGCCGTAGAGATAATGTTGTTGATACCTTCCCACACGCCAGCCGGGACTTCCTCGGCTTCGTCTAGGATTACATGAGTACGGGATAAACGACCCCATCGTTTATGAGCAGAACCGAAACGTGGGGTGGGATGGAACCCGCGTAGTGTTCCGTGACCAGACTCGCCTTTCGGGATTGCGACCAGATGAATACCCTGTTTGGCATCGTCGCTGGCTTGGATCGAAGTAACTAGGTCTTCAGTCTTGTGGAACTCTGGACGAACAAGTGCCGTGCGATGGAAGTTCTTGATGCTGGCAAAGATATTGCGTTCGGCGTGTTCACGGGTCAAAGAGATGGTCTTGATATTGGTGTAGAAAGGGTCTCGGAACCAGTCGAGATAGAACCACGCGGCAGCACCGAAAGATTTGCCCATAGCTCCTGCGCCTTGGATTAGGAGAAGATCGTGATCGAACAGGCAACGCCAAGAGTCGCGAGAGGATTTAGGCCTCCAATCATAGACTTCCTGACCCCACAGGATGGTTGCCCCGGCTTCGAAATGATCCTTGTCTAGTAGGTGCTGAACGAATTGAAGAGTGATTTGCTTTGCTAGTTTTATGTCTATCTCAAGTTCTTTGGGAGGATTTGCCGACCCCTCGCCTAGGATGATCTCTGCGGCGTGCAGGATGCCTCTCTCCTCGTCGGAATCGACAGCGGCACGGATCTTCTCGGCTATTTTGATTGCAGACTCTACGGAACGAGTCGGTGCTTTTATTTGATTCATTTGTTGCTTTTTTAAGCTATGCGTTAATTATTGGCAATCGACATAACTGGAATGATGAACCAATACGAGCAGAATCAGAAGTTCATTTTCACGGAGGCTTGCAAACTGGCGTCTGGAGGCGAGGAGTTTTCCCATCTGCTGAAGATTATGACTCCTGAATTCGCTTTGAGGTTGAAGATATACGTTCAGGGATTGCCATTGGAGACTGCTAGGAAAACGATTTATGGTTCAGTAGTGACTGCTGGGATGCAGGAGAAGAAGAAAAGAAAGAGAGCCTAGCCGCAGAATCGAACTGCGAACTGGAGATTACAAATCACCCGTTTTGCCATTAAACTAGCTAGGCTTATCAATAATGATAAATACAGATTGTCAGTCTAGGTTGAGACCTATGTCCTGCATAATCTCGTTAAACTCCTCCATGATTTGCGGCATAATTTCGGGATGGTCGCCATCGTGATTCAGCTTCCACAGATATTGATGCATTCTCCAAGCGAAAAGATACCAATCCGTTGCCCTGACAGCATGAAGATGCTCTTGGCTTTCTTCTGGCAGTTTGAATTCAAGAGTCGCTTTCATTGGAGTAGATAATTGCGTCTGCGAAATCGTGGATTTCTTTGGTTTTGCCTAGACTGTTGAGTCTTTGTATCAGTCTCAGGCAGGATACCAATTGGCTGTTTGGTTGTCGCATGGCACCTGCCAAGTCGATCATTTCTTTGGTCATGTATTTTTTCTCGTGTTTTCTCATATTGTGTTGATTTGGTCTTGGTCTAAATCCATTGGTGCGTCCTCAAACTGCGTGAAGTCAACTTCAGGCGCAGCCGGGTCGGGTTGTGGCAAAGCGTGTTGTGGAGCATCGTCGATAATATCTGCTTCTATGACATCGCCATTTTCAGGCCGGGTGTTTCTTCCCTGAATCTTGAAGGTTAGCTTCAGGCTACTGGCAACTATCTCATGGCGTTCGGGAGCGAACTCCCCGGCTAGCTTGGCATCCATCTGCATAGCGGCAAGACGATCGAAGATTGCAACGATGCCTCCTGCCTTGTTGCGGATAACCTTGGTAGGGAATTGCCCTTCGACCATTTGGCGCAGGATTTCCCGTTTCCTGCTAATCGTCATTACCGACCGGGTGGCTACTTCCTCGCGTATTTCAGCGATTCGGCTTTTGACTTCCGGGCGATGGTAAACCTTGTGACCTAGAACGTGCGGAGCATTAACATGAGGCATGAGCTTCTTGTATGCTTCAGTTTGCGTCTCTCCTTCAGCGATCAACCAAGCGAATCTTTCATGCAATTTATTTTGTAGCGGCGGCATGGCGTGGTTTTTAACTAGAGTAGTATTTAACCGCAAGCGGAATGTTGTTCATAAGAGAAGTGATGTCCGTTTTACTCTGTTCAAACAGAATCTTCTTGACGCTTAACCGTATTACCCCCCTTATGATCCCCCTTATTGAGTAACTTTTCATATTATCGGTCGAGTTTATTCAAAAGATTGGCTTCTCGTTTTTCATCGACCCACTCAAACACCCGTTTCCGGCATTCTTCGAGCGTATCTGCCCGAGCGATCAGTTCTCCTCCCTCCTCACTAGGTTCCAGAGAGTTCACGCGGTAGGCCCAGTAACTTCCATTCCACGGTCTATAATTGATGAATGTTGCTGATGTTTTTTTCATTTTTCGATTCTATACAGGTGGAACCTGAGTGCTTTGGGCTCGTCGGGTTTTTCCATGAAGTAGACTTGGGCATTCTCCAACCCGAGTCCGGCATCCATCAAAAAGGTCTCTAGCTGACGAGCCAGCTCCATTCCTTCGTCGATCTTGATGTCGTTCCCGGTTAGCAGGTCTCGTGCGAATTTTCGTAGTTTGGGGTTGATGTTCATTCTAAGAAAAGTCCGCGATCTTTTATGTGGCGCTGATGGCTTGGTATTCATAAGTATCTTAAAATGAACATGATGCTATTTAACAAGAAAAAGTCCGCGATCGGCGATGATTTCGTTCGCGGGGTGTCGGTTTCGTGTGTCATTTGTCGGTAGGGTTTATTTGAATGTGAAGTGGAAGGTTATAGCTCCAATCAGAACCCAAACTACAAACCAGTCTAGGAGGCTCAGTTATCTGATTGTTTAAGTGCTTTGCTTGCCAGCTTTTCACAAGCCTCTCTGCATCGGTTGTAAGTGCCGTCTGGTCGTTTAGGTGCGGCTATGAGTTTAAGGGCGGATCGAAGCCGCTCTACTTCAGCCTCTGCTTTCTTCCTTGCTTCCTGCTCTCGTTTGGCGCGGGTTCCGTAGTCCCAATCGGCAAGCTCCTTCTTAAGCCTCTCTACCTCGGCCTCTGATGCGGCGAGTTCTCGCTCTAGTTTTCGGCTCAAAGCACGAAGCATTTCACTTTCAATGGTAAGGCTGATGGGGCGTGGTTGAAATTGCACGGCATCGGTGCGCGGTGTGTCGGTGGTAGTTGTCATTTTGTTTGTTACCATTGGGCCACTGCCGTGCATCTCATAGCATTTCTGGCATCGGCATTTAGGGCCGCACATTGTTTTCGTGGTCATTTGTTGTCTTGGTTGATGGTTGCTTTGAGTTGGTTGAATTTATCGTTTGCGCTTTTGATAATTCTGCGCGGATCATTTTGCGGCTCAAATGCCCACCTTCCTGAAGCGGTAATAGCTTCAAGGGCAAAAACTCCTCCAAGAGAAAATTCCTCCGCGATCTCGATGGCGCGGCGGAGATTGGCCCGAAGCCTCTCGACCTCGGCCTTTGCTTTCTGACGGGCCTTGCGTTCGCGGCGAAGGTTGGCCTCTAGTTTTGCAAACTCATTATCCACCCCTTTGAAGGCTTCTTTGAGAATTGCGGCATCGGCTTGCATCTTTCGCATCAACCCTTCCTGACCGTCTATGATTTTCCAGAGCTTCATATTCTCGTCGATGTATTCGTTGAGTTCGCGTTCGATTTCAGCGCAAACCTCTGCGTGGACGTAGTTTTCATAAACTGGGCAATCTTTCTCGGAAAGATCGTGGTTTTTCTTGAGCGACATAGCGGCATCCGTTCTCGGTGTGTCGGTGCGTGGTGTGTCGGTTGTCATTTTTAGTGTTTAAGCAGGTGCGCAATTAAACTACCGATGCCGAAGCAAACGCAGAATAGTAAGTAAGTGCATAACGCAATCCAGATTCGTTTTTTTATTTCAGTTTTTTTCATTTGTTTAATAGGTCGTAGTAGCGATTCATAATCTCTCTGACTTCCTGCTCGGTTGGGAAGTCGCGGCGCGACCATTCATAAAACTCTTGGATGAGTTCTTGGAGGCAGACATTTTCAGTATGGAGTTTATCAATTTCAGCTTGAGCGTTTTTACAGGTTTCTAGGTGAGCCGTTCTTGCCTTCTTCCAGCCATCGTGAAGCCCTTTAATAAGGTCTTCTGCTTCTTTCATGCGTTGTGTAAGCCTCACGACCTCGGCCTTTGATGCGGCGAGTTCTCGCTCTAGTCCTTCGGCAAACTCTACTGGAACTGCTGACACCATAAATGGACGATCTCCGTAGAGTTCAATGGCGGCATCCGTTCGTGGTGTGTCGGTGTTTTCTTTATTCATATTGATATAATTTTAGTGAATTCTCCTAGTCTCCTCATGATTGCGTCTCCCCGGTCGCGAGACATCATATCGTGAAGTTGTTCTGCGGTGGCATTAGCAGTCCATATGACAGGCAATTGCCTTTCACTCCTTTTGTCCAGTATATCGTACAACATCTCCTCTGCTGTCGGAGATAGCCGACCTTTCCCGATGTCGTCGATTAGCAAGACTTGGGCAGTATGTGCGGATCGGATACCCCGGAGCGCATCATTTTGCACTTCCTTATCGTTGCTGAACTGTTGGGTTGCAAACCGGGATATGTCCGTTGCTTTGAGGAAATACACGGATTTGCCGAGCATTTTCATCCTATGCAACAGGGAAACTGCCGTTCTAGTTTTTTGTGAACCGCTCACTCCTCGGATGCCAAGACCCTGCGGAGAGTATTCCCACGTTAGTACCTGACGTGCAAGGATGGGGTTTAAACGGCTTATATCGGTTTCTCGGTACAACGGGGGAACCGAAGACCAAAAATCCCTTTCAAGGGCATCCTTGCGCGTTTGTTCGGCAAGCTGTTGGGCCTCCCGGTTGCGCTTTTCGATGCAAGGTTCGCAAATGTCTGCGAAACAAAGATTCCGGCCATTGAAGACGATTTCCTCGACTTCAAACTTTTCCTGACAAGAAATGCAATTTTTGTATTTCATTAGAAAATGTTCCTGTATTTTGATTCTTGCTCTGTTTTTTGCTTTTTAGCCTCCTGCTGATCGACAGGGAAGATTCCCTGCCAGCCATTGGCGATAGCGTTATTGATTGCGTTTATAGCGTTCAAGGTACCCCATGCTTCCATCTGTTTCCACTTGGCAAGGAAGGATGTTGGGTATAGTGGTTTTTTCCGTTCTTTTCGATATTGGATGAATTTTATCCATGAATCCTTGAATTCAGGAGTATTCAGCGATTCGGGAAGTTCAGAAAAATCGACTTCGCTTTCTTTATTGGTAATTGGTAATTGGGTATTGGTAATTGGGAGGGTTGGCGGTGGGTAAGCGTTGGGTAAGCGGTGGGTTTGTTTGCCTCCTTTTCTTCCGTTTTGTTTCTGTTTGTGTATGAATTCCTGATGATTTTGAACCTCCTCAAAAACTCGCTTATTTATCCAGCCTTCTTCCGTAAGCGTGAAAAACTCGTTCAGCATCGATTCGATCAACGATTCCGTAGAGCGCAGTCGTCGTGCCATGAGAGCCGGGTCATTTGGAATTGGGCATTCTTTATCGTACTGATAATCTATCAATCTCTTGTAGGTTGCATCTTCTTCAAGCGTTAGGTGCGCTGTTGCGGTGCGGTAGTCTCCAATATGGTAGTTATAGTAGTTCACTATCCTTTGTTTTATTTATTAACCCTTGGGTTTCAAGATCGTCGTTGGTCGAATTAAAGCGGTTATACAGCGAAAGGAAAGCGTTTTGTAAAATTAAATTATATCGGCGTTCCAACTCTAACTGATCCCGGAGAAGGGCTATTTCCTCCTCCGGGCTTTTGTTGTCATTTTCAGAACTCACGAGCCTCTTTTTTTCGCAATAGAGCAACGTTTTGATAAGACGAATCGTTAAATGAAGGAACATTATATGTTCCCATCAACTGGTTTTCTTTGATGATAACTTCGGCTTTGTAAACGCATATTGCTTGAACTACGGCGAATCCACGGGGATGCGTGGGGTGTTTTGAAGCTAGCCTTTTTGCTTCCTGAGATGCTTCTAAAACGCAGTCGTATCGCCTCGTTGGAGAAGCGTCCATTTGTTGCAACCCATCGCTACCTAGGCGCACAACCATGTAGAAAGGATTAACGCCTACGTCTTCCGAAATGTCTTTTTGTGAATTATTTTTCATTGTTTTGATTGTTGATGTTTTTAAGTGTTTCTATGATTTCTGATAACGCTTTGTCGTGTTTTTTTAGCAATTCCTCATATCCTTTAATCAGATCTGAACCTAAGACTGCTTTCACTCCACCTACAAAGGCAAGCCATTGATAGTGTTCGTGCCAATGGTCTCCTTTCGGGACAATTCCCCTAATTCCTTCTGTTGAATACCAATTTTTGAACTCTTGTTGAATGTTCATTAGTTTTTTACCTCTCTTGCGTCCACTGTCATTTCTCCCCACTCCTTGCTGTGGACAAGCAATTTGTGGTTTCCTGCCTTGCCAATGATGTGCGCTTTGAAACAGCGACCATCCTTGAGCTTGACACTACATTTTTTCTTTATGTTTGTTTTCATGATTCTGCGTCAAACGTGCTTTTGTTGAGTTTGAAAATCCCGTCTAGATCGCGTTCCTGCTTCATGATGAGCCGGGCATAGCCAGCAGCGAAAGCATTGGGGAATTTGTATTCCTCTTCACTTTCTACACTCATAAAATAGTTCCAGCGAAGTACCTCAAACAGCATCTGGATTCCGATCACCCTTCCCGGCCTGTTCCTTCGGCAATCCCTAGCAAGTTTGACTAGGTTGCGATAAACTGATGGGTTGTTTTCATGGAACTTTTCAAACCTTTCTGCCAAGGAGTACTTGTCTGGCTCCGGGCAAATTGGATCAAAACACAACTCTAGAGTTTCGTTCATATTCTTTGGATTGCGGTGGATTCGGGATAGCCCATAGCCAAAAGGACATGGAAAATCTCATTTCCATCTGGCTCTTTGACCAGTTCAGGATTTGCCCTTTCCCACATCAACTGCGAATAGGGAACATTCAAAAACTCATCCAAGTGAGGCCACCTATCGGGAACTGGTCGATTTGCGAACCAATCCCACCAAATCAGCCTTGCTACATACGCTCGGATGTCTCCGGGAACTTGAAGTACCAATTTGCGCCATTCTTCAGGGGATCTCTGGCGAAGCTGATCCGACATTTTCTTGTTGTTGTTTAGTCTTTCTCTCTCTTCTAGTGATTTATTCTTTTTCATTATTATTATTTGGCAATTTATTCATTTGAACATCTATCCAAGGATGTGAGCCAGCCGGGGCATAGAATTTACGAAGCGTAAGCGCAACAATCTGCGAGTCGTTCAACCAAAATCCTCTGAAAGCATCTTGCGTTCCTTTCTGAAGATTATCTAGGTCAGGACGTTTCGGGTGGTATTGCGCGCACGACCCATATTTTTTAGCGTTTAGTCGGGCAGGACGCTCAAGATAATAGTCAACTTTCAAGTGTATCGGGCATTCCCAAGGAGTATTCGGGCGATACTTGCTTGCGTATAGACGGATTATTTTTTGATAGTCGCTGGCTTTCTGCGTTTTAAAAAATATGGGCCTTCCGTGGCGGATTATCAACTGTTTGCCCGACACTTGCAAAGATATCGGGCAAACAGGGATGATGAATTTAATCAAATCAGTCATTTATTCCGTCCGCAAAAGCGTCGATCCTTTCCTCTTGGCAGAGGTGGCAACGAAATACGGAGTTGTGAGGATTGCTTTTATCTGCTCTCACGATGAACAGATCAATATCTCTATTGATGATTTCTGCTCCCGAGTAATCAGTATCGCAGTCCGGGCAATGAAACACTTGATCGGGTTTTACCCCTTTACTAGATAGAATCGCTGCCATCTTCGTTAAACATATCTGGTTGAGCCGGGTTTTTGACGAAACATTCGGCCTCATCCGTGTTTTTGACGGAGTATCCTAGCTTCGCTTTTACCGACCGGGCATCAGGCGACAGATGCTTCAACGTAATGTTGATGGAAACAGATGCTTTGCCTTCTGCGCTATCGTAGATGGTTTTTTGGATTCCGTGCCAGTTTGCTTCAAGCAAACCGACGATTAGGTTTCCAGTTCTATCTAGTTCCAGCTTGCCGAACTCAAGGGGATCGTAATCGCCAGAGAATACTTGCGTAACATCCGGGGTGAGGACGATTGACCCGTCATTGTTGGGGATTTCCTTTAGGGATTTCATGTTAGAATGGGATGTCATCGTCAGCTTCAGGCTTGGACTTCTCGGAAGGGGTTGGTGCCCAAACTCCCTCGTCGGAGTCTTCAAGAGCAGTTTTAGCAACTGATTTTGCTTTTTTGGTTAGCTGGGCAATTGCCTTCAGCTTGTTTTTGTCCAGAGCTGGGCCAGAAGGTTGAGCCGAGTTGAGCCAACGCACTTTAATGATCGTTTTCCCATCGTATTCTTCTTCCTCGCACACAACCTGACACTCTTTCCCGGTGAAAGGGTCAACTTTCCCCTCCGTGACCGCTTCGATGTCTCCGTCCCATCCGAATGCTTTGGTGAGCGTCTTGATGGTGTTGTCAAATGCACCGGGGGTTAGGTATCCGCGCCAAACGATCTCGCGACCAGTTTGCTCGCCTCCCTGCTTGATTTTGACAGGTATTCTGATGAAGGGGGAAGCCTTGGCTCCTGCCTCACCGAACCATCCGTTTCCGGGTGACTTGACTACGGCAAGATACTTTCCTGCCTCTGTTACATATCTATTTTCTTCTGACATGGTGTTGTTTTGTTTTGGTTTACTTTTTGCGAGACATGACAGGCTCGCCCTGTTTGTTTGCAAGAACATTGCCGAGCAATTCTGCCAGCTTGTCCTTGCCTTCTTTTGCTTTCAGTTGCAATTTAGCGACAACAGCTTTTTCAAGCTGGGATACGCTGACTTTGCAACATTGGGCAAATTCTGATGGGTCTAAAACTGAAGACAAAGCACCATAGGCTTCATCCGCATTTTCAACTGAACGGGTCGTGCGTCCCGGCTTCAGTTCCCACCCCCTAATTAGCGATCCTGCATTAAGGCGACGCCTCGTTTCAGATCGAATTGCTTCAATAACGGATTCGGCAACATCTGCCGCATCGTTATACTCTGCTAGTTGGGCATCTCCAAGCTCAAGGATGCTCAAGGGGGAAGTTTTAGCAACCTCGTGAACCTTTGCCCCGGCTTCAGGACAGATGCTCTTTGCCTTGCAATATTTGCAGGCATTGGGCGAAGGAATCCTATTCGCATTGGGAGCGTAAGCCCTAGTCACTAAAACAGATATTTCGCTTCTAGCCTCTAGCAAAGAATCCTCATCATATTCTGCAATCGTGTAAGGCGTATCCGTCATCGGCTGAATGATAGAAACGTATATCTTTTTCAGTTTAGGAAGATTCGCTTTTACCAACACCGCATAGGCGCGAAGTTGGAAATTAGATTCTGCCGCACCTTGGGACATTCTCCCTGTTTTGTAATCGCTCACGATGGCAATTTCATCGCCAATGTGGTCGATTCTATCTATCTGACCAGAGAACAAATCGCTGAACCATAGGCGTTTCTCCGTAGTTACATAAGTAACTTCGCCTGCTTTGATGGTTTCAACCACCTCCTTATGGTAGTGGATGCACCATTCAGCGATGTTTTTCTCTTCCGAGGTCAGGTCTCCTTTCCCGGTGGCAATCCATTCGTGGATTCTTGTTCCTTTCTCTGCGGCTTCACTCGTCTCGCGAGGCATGGTTGCCTCCAAGGAGAATGATCCGGGACAGAGCGCAATGCGGTTCATTCCGCTTGCGCTGATCTTTCCTTCGCGTTCGTCGCTCATCAGTTTTTCAGGGAGAAAGCGATGATTTCGCTGAACACATTCACGAGGCGTTCCTTGAGCTTGTCGCTGAAGTCAGCAACAAACTCTGGAACATCCTTCATTCCTTTGGACAGGCAGAAAGAACGAACGTCTTCCTCGGAAACCTTGTTCTCGTCCATAAGGCGGAAAAGGTCATCGTGAGGATTAACTTGAGACTTCACCTCGTCCTTGAGGATTTGCGCCTCAATGACTTCAGGATCTTCAACAGGCACAGGCTTGGAGAATACAGGCTTGGCTATTGCTGGCTTGGCAGAGGATTCAGCCGGGGTAAAGTCTTGGACTTCCTCCGGGGTATAAAGACCGCTGACAACGCTTGGGTAAACTGCCCTAACCCCTTCGCTAATGACGCGAGCAGAAAGCATTTGGCGAGGATATTTCTTCCAGTTGTCGCCATTGGCTAACCCTGCTCTCTTTGCGTCTTCGATAGTCCAAGTGATAGGAACCTTTCCTCCTTGGGGATGCGAGAACGTGGCCGAAACCTTAACATCCGTGCGCTCGTCCCAAGTGATTGAGCCTCCTGCCTGTTGGAAACGTGCCAGCATTGCATCAGCCTTCAAACTAGGCCGTCCTTTGATGATATGGTATTCCTTTGCGGCAGACGCAGGATGGCGTCCTTCGCTTTGGGCTACGAGCATCAACGCAAGAGCCTGATCGGGGGTATTAACCCCGAAAAGGCCACTCTTGGCAACTGCTACGGCCATCCTCTCAACATCGCTGACGGGAATGAGCACTGCAAGTTGGTTTGACATCGTATTAGGCGGTAGCGGTTTCGGCTTCGATGGGTTGGGCCATCTGTTCCTTGGCGGAAGCCATTCGGGACTGCATTGCGCCGACGAGAAACTTGCGGAGAGTTTCCCGGTTCTTCTTGCCTCCGATTGCGGAGACTGCTGCTTGGATCTCGTCATCACCATAAGGGATGCGTAGGGTCAGGGATTTATTCTGATTCATTTTTGTTGTTGTTGTTTGTTTGGTTATTCCCACGATTTTCGAGGGAAAGTTTCAGCCTATTGTATGCGCGGATCTGTTTATCGCGTTTGTTGCGGATTTCACGGACATCACGGCTGGTAAAAGAATATGGAGGTCGATAGCTCATTTTCGGACAAAGGCTAGGTATTGGCTGTTGCTTGCTTTTTGAACCTTATACCCTGCGCTCTTGAAGAGTTTCTTGGATTCATCTTGGTCATTGAAAAACGCGAGGCAATCGCGACCGAAGGAAACTGCTCCGTTGTCGTGGAGGACTAGGGATCGGTTAGGGTATTGCTCGCGATAGTTTTCCCATAAGGCGAGGTCGGTATTGTATAGCGGTGTCATTTTATTTATTGGGTTTAGGTTATTTATTGGATTTAACTAACAACATCATCATGGCTCCGATGATTGCGAATGGAAAGCAAAAAAGTAGGCTATTTTACTCTTTTGGGATACTTTTTTCGGAATAGATGGCGAGTTTTGAAGGCCAAATATAAGGCAAATCGTCAGGAATCTCATCACCGAAAATGGGCCTGTAATGCTCTGGCATTTTGCGCAAGAGGTTGCTCTGGTGAGACAAACAAAGTTCCGTCTCGCTGATCCATAGAGGCTCAAGGCAATAGGGCAAAGTAGCTTGTGCTTCGCGCATATTCTCAAGCATCGTGTCTTTGTATCCCCGGCCTAGCCATTCTTCGCAACAAGCCATGCCGTATTGGAGCAGTTGCCACTCATATCCAGCCCACATTTTTGCGGCAGGGTGGTTGCGCCAACCCTTCGTGATGCCAGCTAATGCGCGATATATTTGCCAAACTTCGACTCGCTGTTTCCCTAGGCGTCTATTATCAAGACAAGCGGCAGATGTTTTGTAGGATTCGTATGGTAGGAATGTTTGCATATTTATTTATTGATTGGATTTGAATCAAACCCGTTTTTTGGATTTAGGCAAAGGCTTTTTTTTGCTAAAAATAGCATCCCAATTTTCCCGGTATTTTGCCCGATCTACAGGACGCTCGGCGTCACCTTTCCCGGCTCCTGTTCCAAACTGATTTTTAGGAATTGGTTGGCTCATTATAGAAGGGGGATTACTGAAGCCTGCACGTCACTCTTGGTCAAGGTAGAACGGGTAGAGATTGCGACATCCAGATTGTCTAGATTGGATGCCCTTGTTGTCGTTAGCCCCTGCGATGTGAGAGCAGTCTGCACGTTTGCGGAAGTTAAAACGGCAGTTCCAGTAGTTGCATCAACTGGCACACCAAGGGCAACTGATCCAACTGGAGGAACAGCAAGTGTCCCCGTCAAGTTTCCAAAATTGTATGTTGTTCCGCTACGGACGTTTGATGTGGCTGGAAAGTCTGCAACAGCCGCATCATCAATCAATGTCTTCGTTCCGCCAGTAGATGTGTAAAAAATGGCTACATTCGATAATGATGGAAGAAGGCGGATAGGGACTGCTCCGATAGGACTCATCCCTAACGGCCCAAACTCAAGCTCACGAACAATATTGATAGAACCAATGTTGCTGGATGACAATCCAGTGGCGGCAAGGATGCCTACTGATCCTAATCCGAAACCATTCCCTTTTGCTCTAGTAACAGACAATGTTCCAGTAGACTGATTAAAAGCTGCAATTCCGCCATTTGAACCTCCTGTAGCGGTTCCGTTAATATTTACTGTTCCAGTAGAATTGTTTTGGACGGCAAACGAACCACTTGCGCCACCCGTGCAATTGCCAGTTATATTAACTATTGCCGTAGAGTTATGATTTATACAAGGAGTGCTTGCAATACTAGTGTTTGCTTGGACTGTTCCGACAAAATTAACTATTCCCGTGGTAGAGTTGACTGTTGCCATAGTTTGATTAATCGCTGCTGGAGCAATCAAATCGGCATTGATAGTTGTCGTTCCTGTGTTGGATATAATTATTGGTGCATTTGTTGCACCTGTGACAAAATTAACAGTTCCAGTAAATGTTATTGTTCCTGTTCCTCCAAATGATAATGCAGAGCTATTTCTTCCATATACATTTCCTGTTATTGTCACATTGCTTGTTGCATTGGTAGTTGTTCCAATTCCAGAACCAGAAAGGGTTGCAACTGTTCCACTATTTATGTTTACGGCATTTATTAAACACGTTCCAATTCCATTATAGTTTATACCAACTTGTCCTACTACGACAGAACTACCATTTATGTTTCCTGTAGATGTAATATTTAATGCAAGGTTTGTGTTTAATACAGATAAACAAGATGTAGTCCCTGCGGTGATATCAACAACAGTTATATTAGCCACCAAGTTTCCAGCAGTAAATGTTCCTCCAGCATTTGAGCTAGTGCTTCCGCCGTTAAATGGAATTCCTGTTACTGCCGTTGTATTAAGTGAAGTTACATTGATGTCTTGATTTATCGTGACATTGAAATTATTAGCCCAAACAGAATCTCCAGCAACAGGAACAACTCCACCAGCCCAAGTAGCCGTGGCACTCCAGTTTCCGTTAGCCTGTGCTTTAATGTTTGGCATTATATTCCCTTAATTTCGCGAAACTTGGCAACAGCTTCGTTAATTGCGTTCACAAACTCCGATTCCGCAATTCCATCAACATTGTGATTGCCAACCATAGCACTTTTCATTTGATCTAGTGCAAACTGACCATCTATGAATGGCATAACGCTTAAACATGCGGTTTTGCTCCCATCGGGAAGGTTTGTGAATGACAATGATACTTGCTCTTGGTTCATAGTGTTAAGGAATTGTAAGTGTGTCCGTAGCGATTGATCCTGCGCTATATGTCAGATCCCTGTGAGCAACCTGTGTCGCGCCATTGAAGTAGTTGATTTGCGTAATGTTCCCGTCAGTAGAAACAAATGTCCTTCGCGTGAATACAGGCAAAGAATAAGATGAAGACCTTTGCTCTGGGAAATTTGTTACAGAAACAGATCCAGACACAGGCAACGTGCCGTCAATCGTTACAGAAAACGGCTTTAGAAGCCTCTCGTAGATACACGAAAGCCATCTAGGTGTTGTCCAATGTCTGCAATCTTCAGATAGACTCATTTGTGTTAATTCTTTGAATTTCGCGACGAATATAAAAGATAGCTTTTTCTAGGTCTTCCGTAGGGTCTTTCGATTTTAGCCCTGCCCTCCAAATATATTTGATGGCATTGCCAAGGCAGAAATTAAAATGCTCCGTAACCTGAATACACTCCACGCCAGACGGGTGTGCTGTGTAGTGGGAAGGGTGATTAACTGCGTCAGGAAAATTGATGTCTGTATTATTCATTGTTATTCCTGCTACTTAATTCATATCTTCGCATGATGTCCATGCGTTGAGGGTTGTTTGCCTTGGTGGCCGGGGTAGCCTTTTTCATGGCGTGCATTCGGGCTTTTACAGCAACTTCAGCCCCAGCGATTGGGCTTGCTACACGTTTGAATTGGCTTGTCTTTTTCACGGCACAAGGAACGCGATAATAGCGCAGATTAGCATTATGACAGCTAGGATCGCCAACGGAATCCACAACGGAGACAAAACCCACCACCATGACCATGCGATAACACCGCACAACTTGAGTGTGATGAAGACCATAAGCAGGACAGTTCCTGCGGACATTCCAGATGTATTTGAATTGCTCATTTTATTTTTGGTTTGGATTTATTGTTTGCTGGTGATTTCAAAACCTCGCTGGCTGGACGAACACCCTGCTTTCGCAAGGTGTCGTCAGCCGGGGGAAAGCTCTTTGTGATCGGCTTTTTAGGCATTAGCTTACAGCCTGATCCTCTGGTGCCGCTTCAGTAGCCTCTTCGCTGCGGTCTTTGATAATCAGTTTCTCAAGCAGGGCTGCTGCGATAAGAAGATTAAAGGCGAACAGCTTGCTCTTGTTGATAAGGTCAACAAAGATGTCGTCTTTGGTGATCGTGTTCAGGTCAACATTCTCAATTACCTTTTGAATGTGATCGGCCTCCCCGGTTGTCTCTTCAGCGGTTGGTTCGGCAGCAGGGGTCTCGGAAACATCCGATGCAGGCGGTTGGTTTTCCTGCGTAGGAAGCTGGACGATATTTGATTTGCTCTCTTCTGTTGTTGTATTCTGTTCCATTGTTTTTATTTGGTTGGTTGTTTTCTGCTACATTTTTGCACGTTTCGGCATCTTGATTAGACGTTTCTTGTCTTTCGGCATCTCCGACTTTTTCGACTTCGATTCCATCGGAATGTTTTTTTTAGCCGCTGTCAACCCGACTCGGATTTCCGGGGTTCCAACTTTGAGGTATGTAGAATTGTTGTTCATATTATTCCGTGACATATTGCATCATTGCGTCAGCAAGGTCAAAAGCCAACTTTGCTGCTTTTTCTGGTTCAGTCCCGTCTTCCGTGGTGGCAATCCCGGCTAGGGCAGAACTGGCAAAGTATGCCCTCATGCTCATTCCTGTATTACTCTTAATGGGTGGATTGTTTCTGTCTCCTTGGTATGGGGCAACCGGGAAGGCTGGAAAATTGAACTTTTTATTAATTCGATTCATTTGGTGTTTTGATTAGTTTTTTTGCCCGTTGCGGGCAAGTGAGGCGATACTTTTTTTCTAATTTGCCAAGCCTGTCAAGAAATATCCACACAAAAGGAATGCACGGATTATACATCGTGGCTTGTTTGTATTCGTTTAATGACATCATGGATTTATTTGGTTGGGGGGTGGCAACATCCGTCGCACCCGTGGATTGCTTCGTATGGATTTTTTGTTTTCGGGTCATCCGGGTCAGGGTGTCCGATGCCATGAGGACAGATACGCTCCATGATTCCCCGGTCGCCTCGCCAGTTTTGCGGCCAATCGCGCATATGGTGTTCGCTGGGATTGTGGATACAGCAATATTCGCCTTGGCATTTTGACCTACTATGGACGAGTAGAACCCGATCAGACCCTACTAGCTTGTATCGCTCTTGCCCGACATAGGCGACATGGGAGGCCAATTCCTGTTTCTTTTGTAGCCTTTCTTTTTGTGCTTTCCAGTTAAAAAGTGCTTTTATCAGATTTGTGTATTTATTCATCTTGAGAAGGCTCTTTATTTTTTTCCATTTCGTTTGCCTGATCCTCTCGGATGTCGAGAATCATATTTTTTATCAGTATCGTTACGTCTGATTCTTTCCCCCACCACTTGCGTAGGTAACAATAGTATTGTTCGTAAATGAAGGAGATGATTTCCTCCCGTGCGATATGCTTTCCTTCGGCATATCCTTTATTGTATTCATTGGTGTTCATGACATTGCCCGTATGAGCTAGTTATTCCTTTTCGTCAAGAGGATTTTTCATTTTTTCTGCATCTTCTTTCTCTTCTTTATAGGTATCGAAAATATCCTCTGCGTTATTGCTGTACCACTCGCAAACCTCTTGATGAATGTAGTAGTAAATAGCGGCCATCCCGTCATTCTCGCGTGGATTATCACCAACGCCAGCATTGAAGTAAGCTCGCTCAAGCTCCCGGCTGTGTAGATACCAAGCAGTTTCTATTTCATGGGTATAGATTGGAACTGATGAATCTACGATTTCGTGGATTGCTCCAGAGTAGTCTAGGTCATTGCTCAAGCAAGGAACCTCGTCAGGCTCGTTCTCGTTTAGATACTTGATGAGTTCTTCTTTGACTTCATCAATGGCTACCTCAACCCGGTCGGGAAGAGAATCTTCGATTTCTATATTTATTTTAGACATAAGTTTTTTGTTGTTTTACGAGTGAGCGTGTCCGTCTATCTCAATACCGATGAAGATATTGCGAAACTTTACGCCGATTGCGCCATCTCCGCACAGGATATACGAGACGCTTTCTGGTTGCTCGTTGTATCGCTCGCATAGGCGGTCAAAACTACGCTTCTGTTCTGATGACACAGCGAAAGTATCGCTGCCTAGGGTTATGATTTCTGATCTATTCATTTATTATGTTTATTAGTGTTTCGTCTTGTTCTTGCACCATCGTTTCGATGGCTTTGGTGAGTTCCCACGCCAAATTCTCGCTAATATCTGCGTCCGTAAACGAGACATCAATATCGTAGGGAATTTCCCCGTAAATTTCTTCAGTAGCGTGAGATGACCATTCAGAATTAGGAGCGTAGTCGCGGAATCCGACTGAACCTTGTTCTGTTGAAATATCAAGATCAACTTCAAGATCGCCTAGGTTCTCTATTTGATGTTTCGCCTCAAGATGAGTGAGGAACTTTTTGCTGAAAAGGCGGGATAGTTGTATTGTGATTTCCATATTATTTAACAAGTTCAATCATGTCGGCACTCACGAGTTCAGTAGGACGGATTCCTCCGTGTTCCCAAACCAAAGGTTCGATAAAGCCTCGGTAGCCATTCCACTCGACTACTAGGTATTCTTCATCTCCACCTTCCCATTCGGGACGGATTTTAACGATACATCCTGCGTGCATATTATTTAAGGAAAGCAGGGATTTCTTTTTTGGCGTTACGAGCGACAGCCTTGTGGAAGCCAGCCACTAGGTCTAAAGCGTACTGAAGGGAGTCGCAGTTGATATTATCTTCAACGTCATTGTTGAAGAAATGAACGAGGTACTTTCCGTTTGGTTTAGCGGAGATTGTCGTTTGAGGATTCATTTTATTTATTAGGATTTATTTATTGGATTCAACTAACACAATCAGTTTCGCTCCGATTGTCCTACATGGAAAGCAAAATCGTACTTAAAAAATACTTTTTTTCTCATCTAGGGATCAGTTTAAAATGCTTTCGATTTCTGGTGAGGACAACGTCTAGGCGGTCAAATAAAAACTCCGAATGCAGGATTCTTGGACTCTAAAACAGGGTCATTGAACCGCTTTAGTAGCTTTTGGCGGTCTTGTTCGGTAATCTGAACGGAAAACCAATATAGTGCTTTTTTAGCCCTGCGGCATCCCGGCTCTGCTCGGAGAATCGCGATTCGCAAAAGGTTGGGAAAATCGGGGTGATCGCCATCGACGAAAAATTTGTCCTTGGTGCTATGCACTCCTGATTGCGGAGGTATCGGATGCCCGGTTGCCTCTGCGTCTTGGTAGAAATCAACATTCAGTAGTATTGCGTTCATGTTTATTCGTCGTATCCACAGCAGTTGTAACCTTCATAACCATAATCTTCATCGGTTCCGAACCCGGCTGAAGCTAGTGCCTCGGCATCGTCGGAATAGTCGTCAGGCATCCTTCCTGTTGCTTGCGTTTCAGGATCATCTAGAACTGCTTTTTCTGATGCGTCCTCGGGGATTGGTTCGTTGTATATATTAGTCATTTTTTTATTTATTTATGTTTACCGACAACGTCAATGAAAGCGTGGATTGTTAAAAAAACAAAGCCATTTTTTTAACTGTTTTACTCTTTCAAATCATGTTTTTCAAATAGCTGAATATATATGAACATGGAAGCACGTTCCTGTTTCTCCTGCGTTCGTTGCTTCCAGTTCGGCGCAATATGGGTAGCAAACGTAGGTTGCCTTGCTGATTTTGTGTTTCTTTAATCTCGGAAAATCAGAAATCACAAAATCTCTGAAATCTGTAACAGATACTATTTCAGGGACATCCGGTGGGTCAGAGTCTTTGTCGCAAATAATTATCATAATTCTTTGATTATTTTGATTGCGGACTGGAGTTCAAGGATAACGCGATTCCTTTCTCCGTTGATGGAGTGCATGATGCATTCTTTCTGATTCCGCAATGCTACAATTTCGTCCTGTAGGCGTTTTTTAATTATCTCGTCGGGGTTTTCCTCAAGAATCTCCATAAGCATCCACACGGACTGTTTAGAGAATCCTCCAACGTGCCAATCGGTGATGTTTTGAACATCTTCCCCTTCGTTTCCGCAGTAGTTCTTTCCGTTCTTCCAGTTGTAGATGGTAGCAATAGTGCCGTCTTCAAATTTAATGATCCATTCTGCGTCGATTTTGTAAGCGTCTCCCTCGCAAGGCTCACCAAACAAGGAGACTAATTTATCGTAGTCACATTTTATGTAACCCTGAAGGCAAGATCCGTTGATATTAATTTTCCTGTCGTTGTGTGTTTTGTATTTCATAGGTTTACTCGCGATAGTCTTGAATCGTAGTAACTAGGCCGTCGAAATCTTCTTCAGGGCCAAACAAGTCAGCCGCAGCATAAACGATTTCCAGCGGCACTCCGTAATCTTCAGCAAGGCTATCTAGGTAGTCTTTGCGGTTTTTGTATCCGTTTTCAGTATATACACTCATTTTATTTATTTTTGTTTGGCCCATGCTTTCTGATAAATGGCAAACACACGCTTGCCATATTCAGAGTGTTTACTAGCAGGGATTCTATGCTGTTTGCACCACGCAACAAAATCTTTGCGGCACATCATTTGTTGAACCATATTCATTAGTTCCAGATTATGCAGAGGATGATGAAGGAGATGAACGCTTCAACTAACAGGATCTGAAGCACGTTTGCAAAAAGGTCTTTCATTTTATTTATTTGTGGCAGGGACGCTTGGTGCCAAGATAGACATGGATAACGCCACGAACCCTTTCACCGATAATTTGCCCTTTGGAATTAACCAGAGTTTTGAATTTTTTGGAGGCAAGGAATTCGTCACGATTTGCAGTTGTCATTTTATTTATTTTTGTTTGGGTTTCTTAACGCAGTCAATCAAACCTCCGATTGTCCTACAAGGAAAGAAAAAAAATGCACTTTTTTCATTCTAAAGAGTAAAAAACTTTAAAAAGAACGCTTTTCCCATGCCTCGCGAGCGTGTTCCACGGAAATCGTCGGCTTCCCGATGCGATCGTTCACATCGTTATGGAGATGAACGCTCCACGCAAACAAATCTTGCCAAACCGGGGGATTCTCCGAAACGTATTTTCGGAAATGTTCAGCGCATGGGCAGTCTCCAAAATTGAGTGCAGAAGCCCATTGCTCAAACCATATCGTATCATCTGTTCCTTTGTGGCGTAGTGCAAATAGATGCAACTCTGCCCAATAGCGAGAAATATTCAAGGGAGTGATTTGATCGGATGGTTTTGTTGCGTGAGCGCGATCAACTTCATTGGCTGAGTTTTCCACCCAACGCTGATGCCTATCCCAATCTATTCCCAAGTGCTTGCATACTTCCATTTCAATCCTCATCGCGAGAGCGTGTTCCCGGCGATATGGTGCGTTCTTATTGTCTCCCGGCTCGTCTAGTTCTGGGTTGGCAATATCCCAAGCAGAAACTTCTTCCTCGGTGATCCCTGCTTTTTTGCAGGCCCACGCCTCCACCATTTCGTGCAATGCTACTAGGAAGGCACTATCGTCCTGACCGCCATATTCAGGCACAAAGACTTGAAGTGTCCCGTCAGGAAGGAACCTCCAGTCTCCGCAAGTGCTGTATCGAATGGCGAACGGATCAACCGATTTAATCTCAATCTTCATCTGAAGGGGATTCTTCGTACATATTCAACCCTAGTTCTTCCAGTTTGCTGATCTGCTCTTTGATGTTTTCGATCGCGCCAAGTTTCGCCTCCAGATAATACCCGGTCACTTGCTCGGCATTGTCAACGGCATTATCTAACGCCTCTTCCATGGTATTCCCAAGCCCAATGACAGCACCGCATTCAGGAAGCCCAACGGCTTGAGGAATAGCATAATATGTATCATTGATCTTGGTTGCGTTGCGCAGCTTCACCATATCGCGGATTTCGTCCGGGAACTCAATCGGTTGCCACCCCTTATCTGCCCATGAGCTATGCAACATGATCTCGGCACCGAATTTAGCAGTAGCTTCAGGCTCAACCACGATGCCATTTGCTCCGTACCAAATGCAGTCAGCAAGGTTAGCGTATTGCTCTTGATAAAGCTCGTTGGGAGGCGAGGGAGCGCGAGCGCAAAGGTCGATCATGTAAGGCTCCATGTCCTTGCCAACGCGAACCTCCGTACTGACGAATCCACGCCAGTTGTAGGCCGCAAAAACGGGTTTCATTCGCTCGTTGAAGCGAGTCACGACCTCGGGAAGCTCGTCGTAGCGTTTGAAAATGGAGGCAAACCCTACGTCTTTGATTTCGATGCCGCTGATAAGGTGTTCAGGATATTTGCACTCGCCTTCTGGAGTAGTGATTGCCCAGCAGTCAGTTCCTACCTCGACGCGATCGGGCAGCGCAGCTTCTACGCAAAATTCAATGATATGTTTGAATGCCCCTAGTTGGCTTTCAACCTCATCCAGCTTCGGCTCAACAGACTTATAGTTAGGGCTGTGGAACGTCTCAAAAGTGCCACGATACTTGTCAATCTTGACATAGACGTTCTCGTTTTCTTTCAAAAATGCACGTAGGTTAGCCATGCCTTTGATGTGCCAGTATTTCCCTACTGGCATATCTAAAGCCTTCAAAATATCTTTCATTCCCTCGCGTTGAAGCTCAAGGCACTCTCCAACCCGGCTTCCCCATACAACTTTGCCCATTTTCTCAAGCATGGTTTGTTCCCATCCCATGTAGATGTCAGGAAAGCAGAAAAGGTCAACCTCATCGAAATGAGGCCCATAAATACTATCTACTACGAATAGGTTCTGATCCTCAAAACCATGCCCGATGTAGGCTAGGTTCATTTTGGCGAACGCCGACTCCCAAGGAACGTAGTAGTAAACTTTCTTGTATGTTTTGGCGAGTTTTAGGGCAAGTTCGATAAACAATCCGTTATCGACTACTAGCGCGACTACATCTTTTGGGTCTTTTGGTTCAGGCATAACAAATGTACAGTTATTGAGTGAAATTATTTTTGCAAGTCAGTTTAGGCTGTTTGAGTGTTTTGTTGCTGCGTTGTCATCGCTTGAGGTTGTCCTTTTTCAAGGATTGTTTTGCGCATTTCAGGAGTGATCTTAACTTTCCAGATTTTGCTTTGCTTCCCTGCTTCGCCACCAGAATTGATATGATCCCAAGCAAGATCAGTTGCAAGCTCCTGAACCCTATTGAAGAATTCCATTTCATTTGCATCCTCATCTAACCCTTCTTGTTTAGCTTTTTCTTCGGCTTGCTCCATGAATAAATCCTGCAAGTGTTGAGGAAGATCAACTGGTTCCATGTGTTTGTGTGTTGAGGCAGAAGTAGTTTTTGATTGTTCGACTTTTCCTCCCCATTTTTTCACATACTTTTCAACTTCTTTTGGCAATATTTGGTCGTAGAATCCTTTCATTCCCTCGCCTCCTACCTTGATGTCTTGTCCCTCAAGAACCTTGTCGGAAACTCCTTTTGGTGTTGGTTTTCCCCAATCCTGTTCAAGAAGTTTTTTTGCAGTCTCTTTACCGATGTAATCTTCTATTTCAGATTCATCTTTAATGTCTTTGTCCATTACTCTTCCGCCAGATTTACCCCAAGCAGAAAGTTGCAAAGATCCGTCTCCTTTCTTCAGCAAAACAATCTGTTCAACTTCTTTGCTCAAATCATAGCGTTCAGCTTGAACTTCTCCGCTTGTCCAACCGATCCAATCTTTTCCTTGGTCAACTGCATCACGCAAGGCTCTTTTGAAAAGCTGAATATTCCAATCCTTTCGGAAGGGTGCATCGGGAACGCTATTTGGCTTATCTTTATGTAGCTGGACAACTCTTTGAATTGCTTCTTCTGCTGATTTTGATTTTGTATCGCCTGTCAAAAGAGCAACATTGTTTGCATCTCTTACTTGCCACGCTTGTCCGTCAATACCGGACGGACGCAATGTTGCAGTCCATCCTGTTGTGTCGATTGGTTTTTCCTCTCCTTTATACCCTTGTTTCCTTCCTGCTTGATGCCTGTCAGACTGAAGTTCCTCAATGAAAAGACCATTCCCATCTGCATCAGAACGCTCATTCAGCCTCATGTGGGCTACATAGTTCGGGATGTCGGTAAAATGAGGGGACTTATATTTCGGTTTTGCACCTCCTGATGAAACTGAGTTGTTGGCGTGTCTTGCGTGGCCCTCTGCTATTTCTTGCGATCCATATGCTCCAACAATATCGCCATTAGAACCAATAACTTGCCACCCTTCACCTACGGGATAAACAGCGTATTTCACGTTTGATAAATCAACATTATCGCTAGGCATCGTCATAACTACCTCGCGATAGTTTTTCCCTTCTGGCATCGTGTATTTTTGGAATTTTGGATCTAGGTACAAGTTTCTACTTTCCTCTTTAAGTTTTAGGATTTCATCAGAACGATCAAAAAGCCTTTTATATTCTTCCTCATATTTTTTGGCGGCATCATAATTTCCGTCTTTACTTGCTTGTGATGATTTTTCTGACAATTCAGTTCTTTTCTTCATGTTTTCGATGCCTTCCAATCTCAAAGCCTCATACTCATCCCTAGCTTTTCTCGCAGAAGCCTCGCCTCGCTCAACATCCTTGAACTGAATCTGGCCTTCACTCTTCAAATAATCAAGAACCTCTTGTTTCGTGACATTTTTCTTGCCTTCTAGGAATCCTTCAAGATTAGACCATTTTATCTCATCCGGCTTCACTCCTGATCCTTTAGCGGGATCAACAATAGCCATGATTTGCTGAACTGATGCTTTATTAGGCATCTTTTCGTCTATGGTTTTTTGCAACTGCGAGTAGAATCCAGCTTCCGAAGTAGGATATTTTTGAGCAAATTCAGGAGAGAAATTTGCCCTCATCGGTTGTAATTCACCAATAGGAGGGAATGGGGAACTGATGCTTGTATCTGAAACTAACTGTTTCCATTTTCCATTTTTGTCTTTATATTCCAACAAATTAGGAGGGATGTTCCCTCTTCCTTGAAGTAAAACTTCCCCTGTTCCTTCATCAAACTGAATTCCTTGTTCATTTTCAGGATATTTTCCAAACAAATCTATAAGTTTTTGCTTATTTATTCTAAAAAGATTTCCAGAGTCTAGTGAAGAATAGTATTCTGTATTTTCAGGAGTATTTCCCATATAAACCCCTTCTCCAGAATAACCTTCTTCAGAAGGTCTAATTCCTTCCTTTATGAAATCTTTTGGATTTGCGTCTGTTAAATGATAAACATAAGGGTCCGTTGTCCCAAATGTTTGTTTTTCTCCTGTTTTTAACACTTCTATCTGATTAGTATCAAAAACCAAATAAGAATCATTTCCTTCATTTTCAATTTGGTTTTTGTAAATTAAACCATCGTACCCTTCTTTTTTGGCTTTTGAAATTTCTTCTTTCCAATCGTTGATTACATCACGAACACGTTTGAAGTTTCCTACAAGATTCGCTTTTGTATAATTGCCTATACTTTCAATTTTTTCAGTAGAATCAATTCCGTATTGTTTGTTTATTGTTTGATTTGCGTTTAGTTCTGCCTGTTTTTTTGTCCGAAACCCGGAATCTGTAAAATCTCTGCTTTCTTGGGTTTCTGTTGCCCAATGCCAATTTCCTGAATCATCTTTATATGTTTCATACTCTGTTTTTGCTTTTTTTCTTTCTTCTGCGGATGTTTTTGTTCCAAAATGAATTCCTCCTTCAGTGTTTGCCGGTTTTTGAACATTTGCATCATACGAACCATAATGCCAAACTGGTCCTATTTTCAGTTTGTTGCCATCAACAATCTCAACTGATACAGGAGCTTCAGGGGTGAATTGCGCTCCAAATGACTGTTTTTCTCCGCTGGGAGCGAAAGACGACCCCATCTGACCGGAATCCTTGCCTTGAATGGCATTTATTCCTCTCAGGATAGGGCTAGAAATCGTCGGAGCGGTTTCCCTTGAAGGTTTTGCTGGTTTCATCTCCAAAGCAGCCTCCGGGTCGATTTGGGCCTCTGGCATGGCATTGAAAATGGATTTGCCGTATTCAAAAGGATACTTTGTTCCGTTGCTTTGCTCGTAATGAGAATATGCGTCAAGCCTCCTACTGCGGATCAAAGACATCGGATCACTACTACGGAAATCGGCTTTCTCGTCCTTTGTCATCTGCGAACGCTTGATTTTAGGAAGCGTTATGACAACCGGGTTGAAGTTCATCGGCCTAGCCTCGTCTTTCGGTGGCTTTACGTTCAAAAATGCGTCATAAACATAACGCATCTGCATCGCCTTGTTGAAATCCTCATCAAGATTGCGATGGCGAGTCTGCGCGGCTTGCTCGGAAAGAGGGTCCATCTCGGCAGGATCATTCTTCCAGTTCTCCATGTATTTGCTTAAACCTTTAAGGAACTCATTCGGATCGTAGCTCCATGGTTTCAACACTTCTGGCTGATACTTAAGAATCAGGTTAGCTTTGTCCCTTGCTCCGGTTACGTTGAACTCATTAACCAAGAAATGACCATCTTTGCTGAATGACAAAGAGATAGGTTTGCTTTGAACGATCTTCGGTGAGAACGGCTTATATTTTCCAGTAGAAGAAAGCCTGCTTGCGTACATTCCGATCGTTGGCGTTCCATCTCCACGATCTATAATGTCGCGAGCCATAGCGATTTTCTCTTTAATAGAAAGGGGAACGATGCTTTCTGGCAGATTTAGAATCTCTGTTATCTGATTTTGCGTAAGTTTCCCTCGGAGGCTTAAATTGTCCGCAGAGAATGGCCGCATCGCTTCAGGATTGTCCTGATCGTGCTTCAGGATGGCATCACGAATCATCTGCGACCTAGCCTGAATCAACGCTTTGTATGCGTTTTTATCCCTTTCTACTGGCTTGCCTTTCTCGTCATAAACGATTTGTGAAACAACCCTCATCGACCCGCCTTCAGGGATCATTTGAGTCGTTAGCTCCTCTGGCATCTGGCCGTAGCCTTTAACGCGAACAGGCTTGCGCTCTGCATCGTCACTAGATTTCCATTCGCCTTCAGCGGCTTCCGGGTTGGTAATCAGGTGGCGATAGACAACATTTCCGTCTGCATCAACCACTTCACCGATCTTGGTTGTTTTGAACTTCCCGTCATCTTTGGCAAACTCTTCAGCCAATGCCCGGTTGTTTTTGATGTCGTTCGGCTTGATTTCAGGAGCAATGTCAGATCCGTCATGCGGCGTCAGAACTCCGTTGAACTCGTTTAGGGCGATGTTGTTCCTGCGAACATGAGCAAGCATTTCTGGCGTAAATGTCGCGCCAGTAAGAGCAGAAGTGATAAATGGATCTTTGACTCCCAAGAACGATCCTTTTTTGATTACTTTTGCGAGTCGGTTGTTTTCATTGCTGACCAATGCCCAATCAATGATGTTTTGCAATGGGCTATTGAGCCTAGCCATACCTTTGCCTCCAACTTGATTCGCGCCAAGCCCAGCGGCATTTGCCTCGGCAAGAATTTCTTCCTGCATATACGAAGCTATTTTCAAGGGATCGTAATCTTGTTTCTGGTAGTCCCAAAGATTGTTGTTTTTCGCGAACTCCTCTTTTTCTGGTGCGGTAATTCTAGTTTTAAGATAGTTTTTTAGGAACATCTCGTTAAGCATCTCCGTGGAGTACGCTCCTTCACTTCCGGGAACAACGCTTCCATCTGGAAGATAAACCTTTTTACCGAAAAGTTTCTCTCTCAATGGTTGGGTAACATCTCTGTATTCTTTGAAGCCTTGTGCAACATGATCTATTTCATGGGTGAGAACCCATGCCAAAGGCCTGCCAGTAACGGACTGCTTATTGCGGATTTTGTCCATGTTGATGACGGCTGTATCGCGCATCGGGTCAAATATGACTCCTTGCGCTTTCGGGCCTGCCATTTCTCCGCTTGGGAGTTTAACCTGACCGCTTGCGGAGTATCTGGCTCCTGCATTGTTGGCAAAGAACTGAGCAGTTGCCTTATCCATACCGGGATTCACATCCATTAGTTTTTGAGTAATCTCATCTTTACTCATCAAGCGAATGTTAAAATTCCTGCCGGGAGAAATAGGCCCATTGATGCGCCGATCAGCACTGGAAAGCACACCAATCACCTGACGGGTGTATTCCTGACGAGTGGCAACGGATGCCCTCTGGTTCATTTCGTAAATGCCTTTGTTTTTGGTAACTTCGTCTGCCGCTTTCAGGGTTTCTGGCGATTCGGGATTCTTGCTGTGCAATTCAGCGTAATTTTGCGTTGATTCGTCTAATTTTGCTTTTGAATCAGCAATTACTTCATCCCAACTTGCGGCAGATTCTAGTTTTGCCCTGTCTCCTTCAGGCAAACGGCTCATTAGCTTGTAATTCTCGTAATCCTTCTGTTTGCGGTAACGCTGTGCCTCATATGGGCTTTTGCCAGTAGCTTTAGTGATTGCTCCGTGCGAGTAAGCAAAAATTGCTCCGTTTGCCAAAGTTTCGCCAACTCCTTCTGCGTCTTGATCGTTATACACTCCCAAAGCGATTCCAAGTGGAACTGTTTCAGCACCAGTCCTTATGAAATCTTTGATGTTATTAGCAGTCCAGTTGATTACTGACTCATTCAGGAATGGCAACTTGCGAGACGGGAAATAGCTTATTGCTTTCGTGGCAAGCGAAGATTCAGGAGTTGCCATCGCAACCGAGAACATGTCCCCCGGTGCGCCAGCCAGCGTTCTCCTAGCCTTTGCCAGATCAGCAACTACACGAGGAGCATACAGCGTAGATGCAAGCCCAATTCCTTTGAGAATGCCACCAACCCTGTCCTCTGGTTCGGCAAGAGCACCAACACCAGCACCTCCTAGCTCCAAACTGGCAAGCGGAAGGTATGCTTTTACCATCGGCCTGTAAAACTCTGGAACAGATTCAAGAGCCTGTTCTAGTTTTTGACCACCTTTGCTGATAGAATCAGCAACAATTTGCGCGTATTTTTCAACAGGGCCAATGTCTCCTTTCTTTTTGGCTCTATCTGCGAATGCTAGTGCTTCCTTTGATTGTGTTGCCGCATTGGCAGCGGACTCCTCTGCGGCTGTTGGTGCCTTGAACCCTTTGCCTGCAAATTTAATAACTTTTCCTGCTCCCTCAAATGCTTTAATCGCCATCGAGAACTCATTACCAGCAGGCACGACCAACCCTGTCGCGAACAATTCCTCTTCAGTAGGAGCAGTTTTATTCTGATAAGCTATAGCTCGGTTGATGTAGTCTTGAGAAAGATGTTCGTCTTGCTGGTTTTTATATTGAACAGCCTGCTCCCTATTCCAATCCGGGTGTTTGGCTAGGATTTGATCTACGCTTGCAGACAAATTACTCACTATGGCTCGTAAAGCGTTCTGCGTCACAGGCCTGCTTGCGTCTATAGCCCTAGCGGCAACATCTGGATTCTCCTCGTCGTATTGAGCGTTGTGTGTGTTGAAATACTCGCGATCACGAAAGTTCTTCTTCGCCTCCTCCTCCGTTTTTAGTCCCATAGACACAAGGGCTTGGTCAGCGGAAGTCAACCCTCGCTCTGCGATGTTTTTGCCTTGCCTCCACAAATGTTCAAACGTATTGGCAACTGATTCAGGGAATGCTTTGATTGCCCTGATAGCTTTCTCTTCGCCACCCGGTGCCGCAGTCATTCTGGCAGGATTTACGGACGCAACATCGGAAATTATTTGACCAAATCCAGTGGCGATAGATCCGACCATCGCTGGCGCACCTCCAACGGCAGACTCTATTGCTTTGCTGGCAGCTTCGTTTAATGATTGATTTTTTCTGTGAGCATAAAGGTAATCAATTTGCTCTGGCGTTTTCTCAAACCATTGGGGAAATTTCTTGATCTCTTCAGGGTCAGTTTCTGATTTAGCAACATTCGCTAGTTCTTCGGAAACATTTTGAAACCCTGACTGCTGAAGCGTCTCGCCAATAGAAGGTGGTTTCTTTTCGGCTACCTCTGGAGTGCCTTTTTGTGCAGATTGAATGAGTTGATCCATCGCCTGCAAATCAGGGTCATTCACTTGGCTTAATTCTGAAGCTGGTTTTACAATCGGTTCTTTTTTTGTTCCAGTTGCAGAAGATGCAGACGACAAAAGTTGATCCATGAAAGCAAGATCATCTTCCTTTTGTGGGTTATTAATTCCTAGAGCCATGCTAATTATCTCGGAACCAATTCAAATTGCGCGGAATCTCCTCCACCAAATCCCTCTGGAATGTTGATGTCGCGAATTTTTTTCATTCCAAGTAACGAACTATCTACATCAGCCTCGTCCAAAAGTCTATCATGATATATTTTAGCTCTTTCTTTCAACGCCTGAATTTTTTTGTCTATAATATCAATTTCTTCAGGGCTGGATTGTGATTTTTGAGCAATTAAAGCTGCCATTTCTTCCCTGCTTGATTTGATCCTTTCAAGAGCATCAGATTTTAGCATTACTTCAGTTTCTGGCGCGTGCCCTCCTGTGAAGTAATAAACTCCTGCTTTCTCCTCTGGAATTCCGGAAGACTTGAGGCGTTGTTTCGTAGCGGTTACTACCTTGTTCGCTGAATCAGCACCAATGTTGTAGTTTTCCGTCAACTCGCGAAGCATTTGATCGCGAACTGATTGCGGCAAGAATCCTCCACCCTCAATTTTTCCTCTGGTTTTTGTAAGGTACTTGTCTTTCAGGCTCATTGCATTCTCAATAAGATGAGCCTGTGAAACTGTGATTCTGCCACCGCTTTCGGCGCGACCGAAAGAGTCCAACATACTGACATCTGCGGCTCCTGACGCCTCGGGATGCAGTTTTGCGCTCTCGTAAGCAGAAAGGAACGGGGGAAGAAGGTCTTTCACTCCTCCCTTGCTCAAGAAATTGGCAACTGGTTTTTGCAACCCAAAAGCCCTAGCCTCCCTTAAAATAGCATTCTCAGTTCTGCTTTCAGCTTGTGATTTGGCGGTCATTTCCCTTGTTTTCTGCGCCTCCTCTCTCGTTTTTTGGGCTTCTTCCTTTGCGGCGCGCGCGGCAGGGTCGCTTTGCTTCCAAGGAATGATAAAAAGGCCAGATTTGTCAGGCTTCGGAGTGCCTTCCGCATACCAAATAGGATTACCCGACTGAGACTCAATATATTTCCTAGCTTCCTCGTATGAACGGAAAGCAGCTTTAGGAACACCGAATTTTGTTGGTTCGGCAGCAGGAGCAGAAACTGGAGGAATAGACTTCAAGGGCATCTCTGCCAATTGCTGTTGGATTTGAGTCATTTGCTCATTTGAAACGCCACCCAACGTAGAAAGTGAAGCCGGGGGCTTTGCTTTTGCGAAACTTGGAATCGTTGCAGGAATGTCAATCGGTGAGGCTCCAGCAGATGTGCTTGATCCTAGATTTGCACGAACGCTCGACCAATCGACATTTGCCAGAGCATTTACAGCATTCTGGCCTAGCGGAGTTGGCGCAGTTTCCAAAGGAACAGGATAATTCAGATCCCCAAGAATCCTGTCTGTCTGGATCAGGTTGCTATCATTATTCAAATCTTCTGGAAGATTGATAGTTTCAAACGTATTTCCACCAACAGGAGCGTGACGCTCGTACCTATCTTGTGTTGGAAGCGTAGAGCTTGGTGTTTTAAGCGGTTGCGTAGCGGACAATGGCTGCTCCGTGTCCGTTGTTTCAGATGAGTCTCCACCCCAATTGGCAGGGATGACATTCTTTATCCTCTCCTGCGACAACCTTTCCAACTCCTTGTGGTGGCGCATCGTTTCAACCAATGTAGCATTCTTCTCCTCTTTAGCGGCTTTTAGTTTAATTACCTCTTTGGCAAGATCCCTCTGATCTTTCAGGTCTTGAAGTTTCTGCTCCCTAGCGGCTTTTACGCCAGTAAGAATGCCAGAAGCAATGTCTTTTGTTCCTGAAGCAATCCCTTGAGCCACATATTCCGGGTGCGTGTTCGCAACCACAAAAGGCGAGATCGGCCTAATTTGCGAAACATCCAGCCCGCCAAGGGAAATTGGCTGAACACTAGCAAGCGGAGAAAATGGTTGGAATGAGAATGCCATGTGTTAGTTGCCGCCAAATTGTAATCCATCTACCTTTGGAGGCAAGAAAGAAGAAGTTACCTTGTTTGCTGGTTCAATTGGTTCAGGAGTCTGCGGTTTCGCCATCGCTGGAGCCTTAATTGCGGCAGGAGCAGCAGGAGTTTTTTGAATCGCTTTTTCTGCAAATCCGCCAGCATACCCAGTAGGATTTCCTCTTTTTGCCCTCATTTGAGCCAACCTTTCAGCATCCATTGTTTTCTGCCTGCTTTCGTGGGCAGCAAATTGCCTCCTAGCCAAAGAGTTATTCCCTGAAGCAGCTTTCAATGCAGCTTCGATAGCCGCATCATATTCAAATTGCTGTGAAGCGCGAAGTCTTGCTTCTGCGGCAGCTTTTGCATCTGCTATTCTTTTGGCTTCTATTTCAGCATTGGTTTTCGTTTGCTTATCTAGTTGCCATTGGTTTTGTTTTCTTTGTTTTTCTAGTTCCTCTTCGGCATTTTTATTTTGAACTTCCAAAGCTAGATCACCTTGTCTTTCTGCTTCTTTTAGTACCTTTGTGTATGCGTATTTTTGCCGTTCTAAATCCTGTGTTACTTTTTTGTCTATGTTCTCTTGAGTAATTGGAACCAATGGGGTGATCTCTTTAATATCATTCTGATATACACGCAAATCAGGCCCAATTTGATTATCAATAGTATACTCTGGTCTTGTTGTTTGAGATGCCATCCCAGAATAGATGTTTCTCACCAGCGACCCAGTAATTAACTCCTGAACTTGTTTTGCTTGATCTGCAAGATTTTGATTTATTATTGATGAATTAGTAATAAAAGATGGGGATGTATTATAATTTACAATCGGAGTAATATTCGTCGCGTTGTCTGAAGTCCTAGTTCCTCCTGTTTGTGTTGCGACAGAAATCTTTGGGCCTTGTTGGGTGCTTTCAACGAAATATGATCCAACATCATTAGTGATAACTGTTTTTGTTCCGCCTACATCTTGCCCCGGAGCAAGAGCTTTGATTATTGTAGGCTTGCTATATGCAGCATCAGGGTCTGTGATTCCATATTTTTCTTTAACGTATGAATTGGCTGCTATTGCATGCTGTGTTTCTGCTTTTCTGGTAGCTTCCGCATCTGCTGGCGCATAATATGCTGATGATTGAGATTTTATCTCATCAGCTAACTTTTGTTGATAATTTCTGTCTGAATCTTTTACGCTGACTAATGCGGATTGCCTTCTTTCTGGTGTTGACAGTGCGTAAGATACTGCATTTTGAACTTGTGTTTGTTGTGTTGGTTTTAGCGAAAAATACGCTTGCGCCGACTCATACTGCAACTTGGGCAATCCAGATTGACTTCGATATGTTTTTCCAGTTTCTACGTCACGATAATATTTTTCAGCAGCTTTTTGCTGATCTGGTGTCATCATTGCAAAATTCAATGCCTCCTGCGGCACTGGTACTGCTTTTGTTAAATTTCCCTGTGAATCTCTCTCCATACGCAGAGTCGGCATCACCTCATCTGGGATCGAAATTGAAGAATAGGTAAAGGGATTGCTGGTATTGCGAGTGTCTCTTATTTTTAAGAATAGGTCATTGCGTAATCTTTCTTGCTCCCAATCCTGAAATGCGTTTGACCCTAGAATTTTTCCTGAATTTTGGTTTTGTTGTTGTCGTTGGGCTTTGCGTGCAGCAGCTTCAGCATCAAGTTTTTGTTGTTCCTGTTGTTGCCTCTGTTCAATTTCTTCAGGAGATGCATTAGCATAGAAAGCCTGTTCTTCTTCAAACTGCTTTTCTAGCAATGCGTTTTCTTCATTCAAAAGTCGTTCAAGTTCCGCCTCTTGTTCAGCAGATATTTTAGATGAGTTAATCATATGATGAATTCGACAATCTTTTAAAGACCACCAAACTTCAAATCATCAACTTTCGGTGAAGTGAATTGTTGTTGCGTGTTTCCCAACTGGTTCAACAGGGCTTGTTGCGCTGACGCAGATTTCATGGCAGGGTTTTGCTGTTGCATCGCCTGATTGTAAGCAGATGGAGACATACCTGAAGATGCCGCACGAAGATTTTGATTTTTCTGCTGCTCTGCTTGTCCGATGTCAAACGTAGGCCCAGTGTAACTCTTCCCTGCCGCTGCTGACTCTTTAGCATATTGGTTTGCAGAAGCGGCATCCATCGCTTTTTGCATTGCATCGGAAGAATACATTTGCTGTTGAGCAGCTTGCTCGCTTTGCGTTGCGGCTTGCCCGGCTTGTTTTACCGCAGATTGATACGCTGCTTGATCTTGAGCAAGTTTTGTTGCCGCAGCACGATCAGCCGCAGCTTGAATTTCGCGTTCTTGCTGTTTTGTTGAATAATCTTGCGACAGTTTTAATTGCTTGGTTGTAAATTCGTCTTGGAATTTCCTTTGCAATTCAGCTTGGGCTGCTTGAAAAGCCTGTTGCTGTTCAGCGGCACGCTGATTGTATGCAAGTTGAGCAGCAGCTTGTTCTTTGCCGTATGCAAGTGCCCTGTCTTGATATGATGATTGCGCCTGCATCATCGCTGCGTTTTGAGCGTTAATTGCGGCGATCAGTTGAGAAGAGTTATCCCTAGGTGCAGGGGAACTCATGATAGTCGGGCTTCCTCCCATAATAATAGTGTGTTAGTTGTTTGTGTTGTTGTTGTTTAATTTTTAACCGCCAAATAAGCCTCGTAATGCTCCGGGTTTAGATGCACCGCCAGCTAATCCTCCGCCAGCGGCTGCTCCTGCTGCGGTTCCAACTCCGGGCATAAGCATACTTCCAAGTGCAGCACCTCCAATTGTTCCTGCCGCGCCGAGCAACGCTCCTGTGGTCGCATTTTGGTTGGCAGCGTTTTGTGCGGAGATTTGCGAGAGCGCATTTTGGTAGTCTCTCCATTCTTGCCTGTTTGCCTGATTCAGTGAAAGTGCGCCACTCATAGAGCGGTTCAGGAAATCAGACATTGATTGAAAGTTTCCTGTTTGCTGGCCTGAAAGCGAATTGATATTACCCATTTGCGTTTGACCAAGTGCGTTCAGAGAACCAAGAACATCTTCCCTCATCCTATTGGCTCCTGCAAATTGCAGATTTCCGAAATTAGACATATTTTGGGCCTGTTGAGCAGAAAGGCCAGCAAGGTTCTGATTTTGCATTTGCGAGAGTTCCCCAACATTAGCCAACCCAACTCTGCCTACATTTTCACCAAGACCTCTTGCGGCTTGCAGGATTCCCTGTTGCCATTGATTCATTCTGTTTAGGTTCTGCTGTTCAACTTGCTGTTGCTGTGCAATTAGGGCTTGAGGATCTAGCGTTGTGATCTGCGGAGTGAGTTTCAGGTACTGCTCCCGGAGAGACAGATTCTCTAGGTCTCTTTTGCGTTTTTGCTCCAAAGACTGATCCGCGAACGAGGCTTCAGACAAAGTGCCTGAACCAAGGCCAGATTGAAGATTGCGGACGATTCCAGACTTAATAAGTTGGTTCATCCATTCCTTGTCATAATCTGCGCTAGTGTATTTATCTACATCGGAAGCCAATTCCCTCCTCATTTTAGCGGCTTCCGGGTTCAGAATTTCTTCAGCCTCGCGTTGCCTTTGAACATTCCCGATGGAGAACTTTTTTGCTTCCTCTGCGGCTTTATTCGCGTCGAAACGCTCCATAGTTGGAGCAAATTGAGCCTCTCGGAGTAGTTGCTGATTTTGTAGGTCTAGCAGGCTAGATTGAACAGCGTCCCTAGTTTTAAGTTGACCTGATTGGATTGCCCCCTGTGTATCTAAAAATCCCAACTGGCCTTTAGCTAGGCTTTGCAAATACCCCGTCTCAATGTCCGACTGAGTTTTTTGAAGCCCTGTTAGGGCATCACTATATGCTTTAAATAGGTCTGTTTCTATGGCTCCTCTGCCCTGTTGAAACGCAAGATCACTCTTTAGTTTTTGTTGGTAAAGATTACCTTGAGCTAAAATATTAGCTGCTTGGGCATCGTAGGCTGCTTGGTTCCCATCAGGGGCAGAAGGGACATATGTAGGTGAACTTCCCATAAATTACGAAGGATAATATAATTCTCTGTTTAGTTTTACAAGTCCAAGTTTTTCCATCGTTGATTCTGGAAAATTAGGACGAAGATTCGTTGTCGGAACACCAATATATCCAAGTGTTCCATTAATTTGTGAGTAATGACTCCAATCAGTCATTACCTGAATCACATCCCTTGGTTTGGTAAATTCCGGGTGAAATGCCGGGTAAACAACAGGGAAAGAACAATGGTCACTGTATCCGAACAACTGTTCATTCCTGTAATGAGCAAAAACATTGATCGAAGGGTGTTCTACGATTGTGTGGTCGAATGATTTAGCAAATTCTTGCATCTGCTTAAATTCTACTGTGTTTTTTGGGATGTATTTGTATTGGTATTTGTTCATTTTATTAGGTTAGGGTCGTAACAACCCCGGTTTGTTGATTAGTTCTGTATCCAATTGCTTGTTCAGAATTGATTTCTGCCCTAGTTGAGGATGTTCCACAAACTACACACGGCAGGCAAGTAGAGTTTGAAGGAATATTGTAAATAGGGATGCTTGAATACAATGGGATCACGCCATCGTTCCCGTAGGGGCTGATGTATTTATTTGGGAATTCTGTGACAGGAGTTGCCGCTGTTAGAATAGAAGGCATATTTAGCAGGGGTTTGTTTTCCTGTAGAGGTTGGCGGCAGTTGTGGCTTCTTGCGTAGCTATCAGTGACGCTTGCGTAACCGCATCACTCTCCGAAACGTAACTTATGTAGCTTGCCGTTGCCGTGGAAGAAACAGCAGGGACAGTTGAGCCTGCATTGCAACGAAGCGTGACTGTCCTTGTCTGCGTGCTTTTCCAAGAGTTTACGCCTTCAGGTGCTTTTTCTACAGGAGCAGTTTGTAGGTTGAATGTTTTAGAATCCCCATTCTCACCAACCGCGCAATATACTGTTTCGTTTTCACTCTTTCTGCCAATAGATTTATCGGGCCAAGGATCTAGATACATCCTTACTGAATCGACTCCCAAAGCACCGCACCACTCAACGAGAAAACTGAAGCACTTATCTACATCATTTGAGTCATCTGATTCGCATGAGGATATGTCATTTTTACCTCCGATGTTTTCAGTAATAAGCCTGCGAGCCTGCGTCTGAAGGATGCCTAAATCTTCTATTTCGCCCTGCGCTAAAGTATTTTCATACTGGTACTTTTCTGTAACCGCCAAAATCCTTTTATCCAGTATGCTTTGGTATTTTCCCTTTGTCCCCCGGAAAGATACTTTTACATCCACTGTGCCAGCAATTTGACTGCAATCGACTTCCCCGTAAACGAGTTGCTTCAAATCCATCGTGTCACCTAAAAGGCCAGTCTCAAATTGGCAGTAAATCCTATTTACTCGCTCTGTTGTGCTGCCGTCTTGGTTAATCTCAAAATACTTGTCCTCCCTTTCTGGAGTGAATGCTTCCCAAAGGTGATTGTAAGATCCATCTGAAGATGGCGAGTAATCGACTGAAAACGCAAATAGCTTTGGTTGATTCTCAATCATTCCAGTAGCCCACTCTACTGGACGGATGCCAGTCCAAACACCAGACCAAGCTGGTATTTTGTTTTGGTTCCACTCGGATGCTACTGCGTAATCCAAAACCATCGTTACGCTGTTCAGTTTTTCAAGATATGGGATTGAATACAGGATGTAGTTCTCAAAAGAAGTAGCGCATATGCCAGTGTAATCAGACGGCATTAGCCTTTTAGCTTTCGCCATCTCAATGTCCTTGAAAAGGATCTGGCTAGACAAGTATGAGGCAGATGCAACGTCAACGCTTACTAATCCTCCTTGCGAGTACCACCACATCTGCCCAGCTTGAAACGCGATGCTTTTCCCGGCAACGCAGCCAATATGAGGGAAAATATTGCTCTGGAAATTTGCAGTATTTGCCCATGCGTTTCGGTCTAGAATGCCGCTGGCAATAGAATACGTCGATTGATCGGTAAAAACATAAAGGCTAGTCTCGTTGTTTTGACCCACATAATCCTGAAGCGCAGTGATTTTTCTAGGAACGCTGAAATCACCCCTTCCGCTTCCTGTTTTTCTTTCCTCCCAGCCAATAGGGTTAGCCAAATCAGATGCAGAAATAATGTTCCCGTTTGCTACCCAAAGCCTGTTTCCAGAATATGCCATCCAGTAACCGATTGGCATGTTTTCTGCCAAGTTCCCGGTGTCGTTTGACCCGTCCCAATAGCAAGGCGTGTTAGACCCGTCTTGGATGATAATTAGCCTGTGTGAAGGGGTTACAGCAACTCCTCCGCCAGTGCTGATTGTAGCAGACCTAGTAGCTATAACAAAATTGATTTTATCTGCGTCCGGGTTCATTTCGATCCCGGTCAACCGATGATCTTCCCATGACGTAGGTTGAACTAATGGGAATGGGAGGAAATATACTTTCCCGTCCACAGCAAAAACAACATAGGGAAGCTCTGCGGCTTCTACTGCGTTTCCATTGTAATCGTAAATTGTGTTTCGGTAAGTCTCTCCTGAACCACCATACCCAGTAATTACCAAAGATGATTGCGCTTGCTTATTTGCGTTAAAAACAACTCCACCTTGGAAATTGCCAGAAGGCAAAGACAACTTCATTGTGTACCCCGGCCTTGTTTGAACCATTCCGCCACGACAAGTTACGTTGACACCCCATTTATATTGATTTTCAGGCAAAGCCCAAGGGTTGCGAACGCTGTTTGCCCCCATGAACCACGCAGCGGATGTTTTTTCCTGCCTGCCTGAAGTGATGTTTGGGCTTTTCATTTTAGAACATCACTTCGTCAGTGTGATCACCATAAGTGATATTATTGATTTGCGGAGGTTGCATGGCGTGCCCTTCCATGCTGTCGTTCTGATTACGCAGATACCCGTATGCAACAGCCCAATACTTTTGAGACTGGTCAAAAAAATCTTTGTCTTCCAGATCCACGGCATGTAGAGCAGCTAGGATTGCGCGTTGGTTTTCAACAGGGATATAATCATATTCGCTGGATATTTGAGGTGCTTTAACCCGGTAAATAACCCTAGCCCAAGAACACTGCTTTCCGATCCTGATCCTGCGGTATTTGGGATTGGTTTCTTTCGGGTGATACTGCCCTATTAGAGCCATATCGTTGCTTCTTCCGTTATCGAATGCATACAAACTGACATATCCCAATGTTTCTGGTTTTTCGATGTGGTAAATGCTTTTAATTAAAATGGGTGGCAAAATTACATCAGTAAAGAACGTACTGCTTACTGAATTGCCAATATCATAAAATTCAATTCTTCCAGTTGTTGAAGAAATATTATTAGCGTTGCTGGCTGTGTCGTATATTTCAATTAGGTTGTTGCTAACAGACCTAGCGTAATAATAGACAGGAGTTTGCAATGTGCTTTGTTGAAGACCATATGGAAGAGAATCATTTTGATTGGGCCTGACTGTTAGTTGATCTCCTGTATTAAATAGGCTATTTTCAACTTGTATGGCAGTAGATGGTAAAATTGTGAAATCTCTTTGAATTAAAAGATTCAATTCTCCGATTTGTAGAGCAGGAATCCCGTTGTTTTCAAAAACAACTGGAGTATCATTTGTGTTTTTGATTGATAGGTATTCTCTTTGCGGACTAACAAAATAATCCGTATTAGCAGTCAACGGAAAAGGAAGTGTTCCTGTAGTAGAAAACCTAACTTTTGTGTTTGCGTTGATATATTGATTATATTCGACAAACAAAAGATTGTTGTACGCTTTTGCATAGGCAGGAGTCCTAACAGCGTAATATGTTTGCCCTGTTCCAAGTTGGCTGATAGCAATAAGACCCTGCGTGCTTGTTGTGGCACTAGCGTTTGCTGCACTATTATACAACTGTGATGACGTATTGTTCAGTTTTCTAATATAATACAGGACATTGCTGCTTACTCCTGTTGGAAGCAAGTAATCAGAATCCATATAAACACTCTGCCCGGTAGCCATTCCTGAAAAATCTCCGTTCCAGATGTAGTTAAATCCAACAGTAAAAGACCTAGAAAGTGCTAGGTAAAAATTGCCTGTTGGCGCACTCGTTATGTTGATAGAGTTGCCTTGTGTAGTTTTTACTGTGAAATTACCAGTCGTTGTGTTGAGAGGAGGCTCCGCAGTATAAGCTACACCAGCTTCCAACGGAGCAGGAAGTGTTCCCGTAGATACAAACTCCACGAACACACCAGAAGACGCAGTTATTGTAACAGTAGGCACAGAGGTGTAACCAGTTCCTTCCGTAATAATGTTGACTCCTGTAACAGTGTTGCTATTTGGGTCAACAACAGCGGTTGCAGTAGCTCCAGTTCCGCCACCCCCTGTAATTTTAACAATCGGAGTGTCTGTGTAACCAGATCCACCATTTGTTACTATGAACGTTGATACAAGCGATGTCTGTATGGTCGCAGACGCAGAAGCATTGCCTGTTGAAAAAGTAATAGTTGGGGGAGATGAGTATCCAGAACCAGCGTTTGTAAGAACGATGCTGCCAACCTTGTTTGTTGTGCTTCCCGGTGCATCTGGAACCATAATTGCATACCCTGTTGCTGGGCTTGCAACTTGACCAGACCCCTCTGGAGGACTCGGAGGCGAACTAAAAGTGACGCTTGGAACAGTGCTTTCGTATCCGCTTCCAGCATTTGTTAGGTTTACTTGAATAACCGATCCTACTGTTACAGCAGTAGCTGCCGCTCCTGAACCAGAAGGAGCAGAAACAGGGAATCCGGGAGCAGTAATTTGCGACTGTGTTCCGATTGTAGATGTTGCAGGAATTAATTTAACTAGCGCATTAACTCCAGTTCCAGCATCAGTTAAAACAACCGGGTTTACCAATGAATTTGCTGTAGAAGAGTTTGCATCCGCCAGATTTGTGTGCAAAGAAATGGTAAAAGTATCTATAACATTTACAAAATACTTTTGACCGGGGATCAAGGGAGCAGGAAGCGTTCCTCCAGACGTAAATGCTTGCACTTCGTCTCCGTTAGAATAGTAGTGCTTTACATTAAATTTTAATGTTGTTTGAGGATTAATAGGTTTTTTGATGTCTACATTAAACTTCCCACTATTTCCAGACATCAAAACTGGATTTGCTTTGTTTTGTGCATCTGCAAAAGAACTATATATTAGAAGATTGTCTGTGTCTTGAGGGTTAGCGTAGTAAGTAGCTCCTGCAATGAGAGGAGTTGGAAGTCGTGTAGCAAACCCTGATCCTGTTCCAGTAGTGAATGACACGGAGTTTGGTGCGTCAATCGCAACAGTCGGGCTAGAAACAAAATTAACAGAGGTTAGCAAACTTGATTTCCTGCTGTCTGTTAGTCGTACTGTTCCAGAATCTATAATGCTCTGTAGATTTATTTTGTTATTTTTATATTGAGCGTCCAGAGAGCTATTATACAGAGAAATTTTATTATCATCATCTACGCCAATGTAGTAAGTCTTTCCTGCGACAAGAACTTTCGGAGCATCCCCGGAAACAACAGAAAACACGGCAGATTGGCCTGAAGAAAGCTGATGCGCGGAAGCAGAAATGAATTGCGAAATAGCAGAAACAGAAACTTTCCTTGTGTCTATCTGAATGCCGTCTGGAATAATAGTTCCATATGGGAAATCTCCTTGAGAGTGAACATCCACAAGTACCCCGTCGATAGTTTGACCATCAGGAAGTTGCGTCCGAAGTTCTCTATTGTTAGAATCTGTTCCAAGAAGCCTAATTTGCTTCCCTGCGTCAGAATTGTGTTCTGCGATGGCAAGAATCTGACTTGGTTGCCGTATGTCCATGATTGTGCTGACGAAACCACGATCATCCCACGCCCAATCGACCGGGTTATACATCCCCCCTTTATTTACATGGTACTGGAAAAGCCTTCCCCTGAAATACGTTGGAGAACCGTCCACATTAACACCAAGAGGGACTTCAACTCCCCTTGGAAGAGTTATGGTTTGTCCGTCCCATCCCGTGCAAACATCAACTTCCGCATTTGTATGCAGATAATGACCAGACTCCATAAGAATCTGGACTGCCTGCGTTAGCTTCCGAAATACTTTCTCCCGGTCAGTTGTAGCAAGTATTTCGGAAGCCTCGTCGATGATTTGCGAGACGAACATGTTTTATATTATCTTCCAGCACTAGCCTCTTCTGCCATGCTTGCCAGAAATTCTTCGTCCTCTCCGGGAGCCATTGGAGCCGCAGGAGCAGCAACAGGTGGTTGGCCCTCCGCTGGAGCGGTTTGTTGCTCAACGGATTGAGCAAGTTGGTCAAGGCCCATAGCCAGTTGGGAAACGATTTCGCGCATAGCGTTGAAAGCATCCCGTGGCATGGAAATCATAACAGAGCCTCCGTCCTGTGGCATGGGGGGGGCAACAGGGGCTTCAGGCATTGGCATTTCAGCAGGGGGCATTTGGTCTTCTTCGGGCATAGTATTAGTTTTTTTGGTTAGCTTTCGTTTTCTTCTTCCGAATCGTCTTCAGATTCATCTTCAGATTCATCTTCCGATTCACCTTCAGTTGAAACTTGTTTTGACGCTTCTTTAAGTCCTTGCTCAATAGCATCCTCGTCATCAGCTTCTACAGGCTTTGTCTCGTATGTTGCGTCCTCTTCGGACGGCTTGATTCCGTGAATTTCTAGCTCCACGCAGTAGTTGGAAATGGTTTTCCCGTCCCTTTCTACCTTTTCCTCTCGCTCCATAACTTTTTTGTAATGGATTAAGGCAGTTCCTTCTTTCTTTAGCTTGCTCATGCCCTCCGGGGCATTGGAAAAATACAGAGAAGGATAGTGAATGTTGTCTTGAGCTTCTTGTTTTTCTGCCGTTTTTTCTGCGGCTTCAATAAGCGGGTGAGGAATAATTTTTTCCCCAAGGTCAAAGAAACCTTCAGGCAAAGATTGTTTTTGCATGCTCATGTCGTTTTTTGGAATTCCTATAGAGATAATCATGGTTTTCAGGTTTAGACAATGAAATTATCTCATCCTCCTTGCACATATAGTTCCTTTTCCATTAATTGAGCTTAATCCTCCGTTTGCAAATCCAACTAGATAAACAGTCGTGGTTGTTGCTAGAGATACACGAACTACTGGCGTAGCGAACGATTGAGTCTGCGAAGCTGTTGACCCAGCATGAACCATGAGTTGTGAATATGTGTCCTGCGACCCTAGCGTTGATGCTGTAGTGCTGATTCCCCCTTGCAATGTGAAAGTGGTGCTGTTTGTCGTAGTGTATGCTAACATTACACTTCCATGAACATCCCAATCACCAGCAGTTAAAGAGATTGATGTGATATTTGTAACTGTATTTTGAGTAAAAGCAACATTTGTCGTAATTTGACTGGCTACATATTCCCCAACAAAACCAATGGAAGCGTTGGAAGTTGTTGACGTTCCCCTGTGATCTGTTGACCAAGTTGGTGCGCCATTTGCAACAGCAGTAAATATTGCTCCTGTGGTTGCTGTATTTGGCAGCATTGCTGTCGTGCCAGCGGCAGATTGATAAGGAATTGAACCAACTTGACCGCCCTGCAAATTGGTGGCATTAGAAGCAATTCCAGTTAGATTTGCTGAAATAATGTTGGCCGAGAAATTTCCAGACCCGTCCCGAAGAACAATAGCATTGGCAGCGTTTGATGAAGTTGGGTTTCCAGCCAGTTTGCTGTTTGCAATACCGGCAGAATTATTAATATCTGCGTTCGTTATTGCTCCGTCAGCAATGACCCCAGCACCAATACTATTAAGCGGAAGAACAACATCACCAGTGACCGTCATCCCTGTTGTTGTAAGCATTCCACTGCTATTCCAAGATGGCGCACCAGTCGAAAGAAAAGAAGGGATTAAAGAACCATTAGGAAATGCAACAGAACCAGTTGCAACTAGGTTGAATACTGAAGGGTTGTTGATTGCTGGCGCAGTAAGTGTTTTATTTGTTAATGTCTCAACTCCGTTCAAAGTAACAGTAGCCGGGAGGTTGCTGTTAAACGCTCTAATTATATAACACAGCAATCCTTCTCCGGGGTTCCTAGGAAGCCAACTAATTTGAGCGGTGTTGTTTGGGTCGCAAGGTATATTCCAAATAACCTGACGATTAACAACAGTTTTGGTGACGTTCGTTCCATAAAGAGCGTCAACCAAATTGTTAATAAGGCTTGGAACTGATTCACTGCTAACAGAAGGATATGGAATATCTTTTCTACATGTTTCGTTGTTCATATTACTATTTGGAATCCTTTTAGGGTTGCGATAGCTATTTCGTTTGGAGTTAATGTTAAGAAACTATTACTTGGAATCCTTTTAGGGTTGCGATAGCTATTTCGTTTGGAGTTAATGTTAAGGCACTTGGGCAATTCCGTAGATCTACAGCAGCTCCGGGATTTGCCGTTCCAAGGTTATAAAAAAGTTCAACTAATTGAGATCTACCAATTATAGAATTAGGAGAAAAACTTATACTGTTTCGCATCCCTGTTGCTTTTACGGCTCTTATTTGTCTTGCAAATGTCACATTACTAGATTCGCTTAAATCTACAGCAGGATATATTAGTAGGGATTGACAATTTTGAAGAAAGTTTCCAGAACCAACTCGGCCTTGAATATCGATTGAACGCAAAGAATTGCATGGAGAAAAAGCATTTATGGTAGTAACACTGTAATCGAAAACTGTTGGAGGAAAATAAACCATAGCATTGCAGTTTTGACACATAGAGGATATATTAGTAGCAAGAGAAAGATCTAATTCTGGAAAAGCAATCAAAGATCGGCAATTCGAAAACATACTGCTGAAATATTGTAAATTGCTTGTATTAAAAGGAGTTACATATTGCAGTGCCTCATTATTGGCTAAGAATTGATTTAGTTCTGATTTAATTGATGCCACATTTTCGTCAAATTCTATATATTTTAACGCATTATTTTGAATATTACCACTAACCCTGCAAAGAAGTTTTGCCGACTCTAAATTACGATTGTTAAGGATTTCTGAAACAACAAGATATGGGCCACAAGCTATAATATCAAGGAATGAAGTAGCTGAAATGCTGCCTATTTGCGTTAAATTGTTTCCTGCTTGAGGAGTCACTTTTATAATTGCTTGCCTGTAACCAAATGGAGTGCCTGTGGAGGATGGTATTTGCCAGTATGAATAGTTATGTGTAGCGGTATATGACAGCCCTCCCGCCGCACCGAAGTTTTCTACAATCCCGTCTCCCCAATCTACAATAAATGCCCCTTGCACGCTGATAGACGCAGTATTATAATTTGTATTAGTTACGGGAAACAAAGCATAAAAAACCTGATCTGAACTAACCACATTAGGAAAATCCAACCAAGATTCTGGCCTGTCCCAGTTGTATTTGTCAGAAGGTTGTATTTTTTTTATGTATTTATAAACCGCCAAAGAATCAGTATTTCCGCAATTGATTTCTATATTACGCATAAATATGTTAAGAAATTTCAGTAACATTAAGAAACCCTGCCCCTGTCGTCATCCCTTGAAACGCAAACAAAGCACCAGAGATTGATGCTGTGTCTCCTGCTTCCAACGCTATAGAATAATTGCTAGCCGAAGCGATTCCTGAACCGAACAGGATGTAATAGGTTGATCCGTCAATACTGTTCGCAAACAATACCGCTTTTCTATTTTGGTTTGAGGACAAGATTTGCGCGGATGCGTTTACCGAAGAGAAAGTTGTTACAGATGCCGCTGATGCAGAATTCGGCAGTCCATCCTCATAATAAATAGTCAGCTTGTCGCTTGCTCCGGGCGCAGTAGCAAGAGTGATAACAGAGTTTGCAGCTTGCGTGTAGGCGGTTGGCGCAGGGCCAGAAATCGAATAATGAACAACTCCAGTTGTGGCGTTTGCAACTAGGAGTATTTGACTTAATTGGACGTTCACCCCAGTTAGCGTTACCGCTGCCCCTGCGATGGAAATGTTGCTAGGTTTGACGAGTTGTTTCATTAGGATAGTGCGATTGCAAATGCGATTGCCTGTTGTGGTGTTGCTGCTCCTAGTGTTGATGCAGTGATTGTTTTCCAGCTAGGAGCAGACGAGTTGTTGCTTCCTAAAAACTGTCCGCTAGTTCCATTGGGAATGAACCCAGTTGTATTTAGCGCAGTTTGATATGGAATCTGGCTTGCGGCACCACCAAGAAGATTATTTACAGAAGTTGCTGTAGATGTGTTTGTAATCCAAGACAATCCTCCACTTCCGTTTGGTGAAAGCACCTGACCAACAGATCCAACAGGCAAAAATGTGGTCACTCCTGATCCAGTCTGATATGGTAGAGATCCAGCAGTCCCTGAAGCTAGGTTGTTTGCTCTGCCTGCAACAATAGAGGTGAAATTTCCACCAGAAGCTACCGCAGATCCAAAATTGATTGTTCCGCTAAAACTGGTATTGGAAAGTGTTTTATTGGAGATCGTCTGCGGGGTACTTGAATCAATAAAGTTTGAAAGTGGGAATGATTGAAATACACGCAAGATATAACACAATAACCCCTCGCCTGCATTTCTTGTTACCCCGGAAACCGATGCTGTATTGTTCGGGTCGCATGGAATAGTCCAAACTATTTTTCCGTTAGAAACATCTTTTTGTATAAGTCCGTAGAGTGAAAAAACAAGATTGTCTATCAGGCTTGGGACAGACTCATGGGAAATAATTGGATATGGGGTATCGGTGTCGCAAACACCATTATACCCGTCACTTGAGCCGTAATCTGATCCGCATCCACAAGACATAATAGGCAGTTTTGTTTAGAGGTTGATTTTTGTAAAGGGAAATCAGCTTTTTGTGTAGTGCCAGACAGGTCGGACTCCACCACCTTTTGTGTCTATCCTGAATTTCTTCTTTTTCATTATTTTCAGAGTTGTTGCTCTTGACACAAGTGACTCGGCTTCTCCTAGGGACAAACCAAGTTCTTCCATCATTTGCTTCATCGTCAAATACCCTTCAGGAACTACGTCAATTTTGCACCCAACTTCGTTCGCTATATCCTTTAGCCATTGATTTGCGCTTTTTTTTACCAGTTTGGTTGATGCCATATTTCGTCATGGTTGCGTTGCGTAATATACACAACGGATTGGTTGAGTTTTTCGTTGTAGTAGCCCCAAGCCCATGCCTGAGTCCACGCTAGGGTTGCTCTACGCCCCTTGGCGTAGTCCAAGGCTCCGCGCCGGGACAACGTGCCTATATTGTACCCGACTGCGCTGGTGAGGTTCCTTGCGCTCTGGATGGCCGTTTTATGGGTATGCACGAAGATGGCTTTTCGCCTAGTTCCGTTGGTACACAGATATTCTGCTGTATCCCTAGCGGCCATCTCATTATAAAGTACTCCGTGCTGGAAAACGATGTCGGCAAGATCGTAAGTTTGAAACACTCCTGAATACGGAATAGTGCGACATTTGATCTTTTGACACGTTTGGTCAATCTGTTGGCAGATTTTCTCCGCAGCATAGCCAATCGTAGGGCTTTTGCTGTTTCTCAATTTGAATGCTCTGTCTTCGTGATTCCCCATTACGAAAACGGATGGTCGCAGTTCCCTTAAATGCACTAGACCAGTATCAACATCAGGTTCAAGGTCGTCCCCGGTTGAACCAGATCCAATCCCGTTCCCCATTAGCCCGGTCATGTCGATTGCATCTCCTAGATGAGCTAGGAAATTAGGCTTAAATGCCTCCCGGAAGGTCATAAAAGCGTTCCACGCTTCTTTGTCCACGAACCGGGCGTGCGTGCAGCCCAAAGCAGCGAACCTCTTCCATTTGTTTACGATATTTGCCATTAGGGTTGTTGTAGGCAGCTTTCAACAGCCGCAGCTTCTGCTTCTCTGCGGCGAACAAGACCATCCAGACCCTTGTTTTGCCACAATCTTTTCATTTTCCTGATTTGTTCAGCAATTCCTGCGTAGTCTTTATCTGGTATCAAATCTTTGATTTTCCTCATCTCTTCCCTAGATTCACCTTTTAGGCTAGATCCCCGGTTAAAAACTAGGCTAACGATTGCTCCGTATGCGTCACCGCAAAGATCCTCGAGTTCCGGGAAAGTAGATTCCGCTAGATTTGCAAATTTCTTCCAAGTGGTGAACATGAATATCTTTTCTGCAAGGTTCCAAGGCATCTCTATTTTTGCCGCAGACAAGGTTTTTGTGTATTCTTCGCCACCCTTGCCTTTCTTGCCGCTGGCGTTTTCTACAAGCTGCCTCTGCTTTACTGGGAGGTAAGAAAATATCTCTCCCAGTTCTTCTTTTGGGTAATAGGCAGTGTCAATCCCTATTCCTATGGTCGGGCCTGATGCGCCTCCCGGCCAAGTAAAACGCTTTAAATATTTGTTGTAGTAACTTTCACCGCCTCCGACTTCATACGCATAGATCAGTTTTAGTGTGTTTTTAGATGGAGGTTTCATAGTCGTCCTCCTTTGCATTTTGAGTCAAAACTTGAGTGATTTTTTCCACGCGAGATGCGACTTCCTGAACCTGATTTGTTCCCATCTTCCACTCGTAGATTAATTTTCCTGTAACCATGAAGATCACTATTGCACCGATGACATAAAACGAGTTGGTCGTGATTGTCACAAATCCAGCCAACGCTTCTGAAGGCAACGTATATAGATGGCAAACAGCCCAACGCCAGCTAATCTGAATCAGGATAATTCCCAAAACAGAAAGTGACAACCTTTGCCAAGTTGCTGGGAGATTTGTCATTAGAATTTCATCTTGATAGCCAACCAAGTTGCTACAGCAAGAAGTTGCAATCCGAAAAAAACTCTCCAAGACCACAATTCTTTTAGGCTCTTGCGTTGTTTATCTTTCCAATAAACTGCATCATTCTGCGCTTTGGCTAAATCTTTTGATTGCTGATTAACTTGAGCCTCGTATGTATCGACTGCTGCAACAAGATCCTTGATAACGGCATTGCCTTCCGAACTGGAAATGTGTGGCTTTAGCCTTTCGATCCCAGTTTTTACAGCTACAACAGATGGAGCGGTGTACGGGGAAGGCTCTTTTGAAGCACAACCAATAAGAAACAAAGAAGCGCAAACAAGAATAATATTTTTCATTATTGAAATTGTTTTTTAGTCCAAACAATCAGTTTAATTATTGCTGCAATGATTGCTATTGTTCCTGCCAGCAGGGAAACAATAAGAGTTAGATTTTGAAGCCAAATGTGTGTGGAACCAAAAAATGATACAATCAAAGAGAACAAAGAAACAATTGCACTCGTTGGGCCAATTTCAGTTATCGTTGTGTTTTCACTCATTTTCGTTTATGTCAATTCCTTCCTCTTCTACAGGCCAGACAGGAGTTCCATTAAATGGAATAAGAGATTTTAGCCAATTATGCCAATCTGCCCAATAAGCGTCCGTTAGTTTATCGGAAGATGTTACCAAGATTCCATCTACTGTTTCAACTGGTTCGCACTTTTGAGTTGGGTGAGCAGCGTTAATAGAATCCAACTCTGCTTTCTGATCTATTGATATTGTCAGCCATTTCATATCAGTGAAGTTCGCAGAGTTTCCATAATTATGTTTAGGCTTTTGAAATCATTATTTTGTGCGTCTTGATTCTCCCCAAATCCTTTGCCGAAAATGGCGCAGGCTGTTCTTTGCTGGTCGTAGAAAGTTGCATTTCTCCCAATTAACATAGGGCCAGATGCGCCAGTTCCCGGTAAAGCTAAAGGTTGACTTATTGGGTCGCCACCAACTGAAAAATATCCTAATCCGCCATCGAGATTCGCTTTACTACTAAAGATCCCAACACTTCCGTATCCAGTAGGTAGTAGTGTTCCTGCTAAATAAACAT